GGCGATAGGTCTGTTTGTTCTGGAACGAACCAGCTGACCTGATATTTAGGACCATACTCAAGGTCGAGATCCTATCAGACATGTACTTCCCAAGCTTGCGGGAGTTAGTGAGGATCTCATTGTCCTGGTACTCATCCTGACCCATGCACCAATCAGAAACGTCTCCCGCACCAAACCGTTCTGACTCGCCCTGGAGATTGGGGAATCTGTGGGCTAAGAAGTCTCTGATCCCCTGGAGCACCCAGTCCGTTGCTGCAATCTGTGTTGCTTGGTTTCGCAGGAGCGTCTGACCGAATACTTGACCCGGGGGTGGCGATGGAGGTACTAACTGTTGGATCTCAATAGGCGCTGGTGTTACGTCCTTGGTAGGATCGACCTGGCCTATCACCGACATATGTTCGTGGTAGTCCGCGAAGACCTCTTGCGATAAGTTGTCTAAGTCGAGCACGCGGGATGCTACTGTCAGAGCTTGTTCGAGATGGGCTAGCCGGTGTTGCGTTCGGAAGTCTGGTTCCCACACTTGTTTCAGGAAGAGATGCAGGAACACCAGGTGGTGTGCGACCCAAGCTTCCCTCCCGCCTCTTTCCTCCAGGGTGTCCGTGACCCAATCCCCTTCAGGCTCTCGCTCGACAAAGGCTGTCTTGAAAGTGACCGACCTTTGGATCAAGTCCTCATTGAGGAATGGAGGCTGGATGGCTGTGAACGCAAATGCCGCTCTTACAGGAAACCTCAGCTCGTCAGTGTTCGTGAAGTACTTTCGCATTTCGATGTGCGGGTTGGGCTCAGTGGTCACTCGACATAGCTCGTCCGAGATGCGCTGCTTGAGCTCCCGGTTCATGAAGTGGACGTTGTCCACCACATGTAGACCGCCTGAGTGGGCCAGAGAAGCTTGCCAGTCCCTGATGTCCGTAGGGATGTTGCGCAGTTTAGGCCTTCCTGTGAGAACTTGAAGCCTGAGGCTGTACAAGCTTGACTTGCCAGAACCAGCCGGACCAACGGTGAGTTCAATAGGGAGTTGGAGGCCGCGCCAGCGCAAAAGAAAAGGACTAATGTACGTGAGAAGAGCCGCATATGCTCGCATCTCCTTACCTGTCTCGGTGACGACTGCTCTCTGATCAGGCGGGAGTTCTGGTTCTGAGAGGTCGATCAACCCATCAGAGTTCGGTTGGTCATTGACTGGTTGTTCGGGTGCTCCCATGCCGATGGTCGACTGGTTGATGACCTCCATCCACCATCCGCTTAGCTTCCCAGCATGAATGCTCTCCGAGAGTTGGTGGTCGAAGTGCTCGAGGACTTGTTCGATGTCTAGAGGTTCAACTTGGTCTTGTTCAAATAGGATCCCCTTAGCCCCGTTAGTCAGTACTTCGATTGGGTTCTTCGGGTCGGGGCTGATTGCGAAGTACTGAGAGTCCGATGCTTGATAGGCAATACCGGTGGGATTAAGGGCATCCTCCTTATCGGTAATGAGGCACAGTACCCTACGGGGTGTCACTTCTGAGAGGGGTTCCTCACCAGTGAATTGTGATGCCAACCACGTTAGTACTCTGGCATCGTTCGCAGAGATGCCATACTTCTTATACAGTAGCTGCCCGAACTTCTGCTCGTGAAACGGGACGGTCTTGTTGTCCTGGAGTTTAGCAGGTATGAGGATCGCTGTCTCACGATCGAAGTAGTATGGGATGTTGGTGATCGTGTCGATGAGGCGCATACCTCCGGCGTCTAACTCTGTCAAGATCATCGACGCAACCTGCTGCATCGACTTCCGGCTCATCTTCCCTTGGAGCTGGGTACTTATGAACCCTTTCGGGTTGGGATGCCGAGGGAACGCCTTTGGGTCTTGCAGTGCCCGTTCGATCAATCGCTGGAGTTGTTCCGGTCCTCTGTCCATGATGTAGTCGTCGAGGCCAGTCTTGAACTCCTCCGAGTCCTCGTCCGCTCCCTCCGGTATTGGCTCTTGGATCAATGACGGGAGGACAACCTGCTTGATCATAGTCGCATGGATGCCCAAGAACACCAGCTCATAGGCTAGCATGGTTGCCGCCCGTTGAACCTCGGCCTTGACGGTCCCAACACGATCAGAATCGTACACGATGATCGGGTGGAGCTTATGCTGGGTAATAGTATCGACGAGGTCTCCAAACCCTCTGGCCAATGTCACCAGTTCAGGTACTGACGTATCAGTTGAGGGGAGTCTTGCTCTCACCGGACCTTTACGCCTGCCTCCGCCTCCACTGTCATCGTCGGTTTGACTGTAGAACTCGGTGTCTTCAGGTAGAACAATAGTACGTGATCGCCAAGAGTCAACACCGCTGAGGGCTACTGTAGGATAGCCGAACTTATCTGCACAGGCGGACTTCTTCTCACCTTCTGTGATGATCAAGACTTTCGGACCTGGAGATCGCACATGGCGCTGCAACGTAGCCCGAAAGTTCCTTGGGAAGTAGATGTGATTGGGTGTCTTCGCGGGTTGCTTGTATTTGACGCCGTTTGTCGAGAAGTCGGCGTTCAAGATGCGAGACCGGTAGAATGTCAGGGGAGCTCCCGAGATGTCGAAGTAAGGTATGACGTACCCTTCCGCCTTCATCGGAACTCTACAAGCAGCCCTTTCTGGCGACCCCAGTATCCTAGCCTGGATGTCCCTAGGTTCTAACCCCGACTTCTTTAGATCTCTTACGACTATTAGACTCGACTCGGCTTCAAGCTCGATGTGGCCTGACGTCGGACCTTGCCCTTCTACCTTACCGTTAGCACCATTAAGCCTCTCATTCTCGGTAGTCGTCATGCGGTGCAGGTCCGACTGTGTCGACCTGCCTATAAACCCAGAGGGCGCTCCCCCACGACCTTCTTGTGCCACAGGTTATGTTGTCCTGTCGTAACGTACGGAACAGACAGCCGGCTAGACAGTACGGGAAAGTAGCTCTCCGTTTTCGCTGCTAGCTTCCAGAGAGGTGGCCTGCTCCCTCAGCTGTTGGATACGCTCTTCCCGGTACTTGTCCGACAGGGACAATACAATGATAGTCCGGTAGCGGCCGAGCTCACTCTGGTGGGACTCTTGCCCACGGATGATGATCCCCGAGTTGATCAGCTGCTCCATGATGGGCCGCCAGATGCGAGGGCTGTTATGTGGCCCGATGCCCGCCTGGAGCATGCTGGGGGACAACCTCGGGTAGATCTCCAAGGTATCCAAGATGCGGATCCTGAGCTGTTCTTCCTTGCTCAGACCGGGAATGGGAACTGCAGACAGCTCCTCTTCCACCTCTTCTTCCAGATAGTCGCTCATTCCGTGACTCCTTCGGACTTCAATGATTCTTTCAGGGCTGCAGTGAGGGTGTCAGAGTTCTGCTGGCGGGTTGAAGGTGCATTATAGGCAACCTCCTGCTTGAGCTGCTGGTCCGTCTTCTCGTTCGGAGCAAAGCGGCACTCCTGATATGGTTCGCCGGTAACCATGCATTCTTCAATCTGCTCCTGTGTCAGGTACCCCAGCTCTACAGCCCTTGCTACGGAGAACCCGGTACGGGTCTTCTCCGAGATGACTGCTGTGAAGTTCTCACCTCGGACTATGTGGGTGTACACGTCGATCCTCATGTCCTCAGTGAGACGGGCTTTCAGTCCCGCTTTGTAGTATTTGGTCAACTTGTCAAGCCGATTGTACTCAGCCTGGTCCGGCGCACACATATCGACGATGCCGCCAGCTGTAGCGTTCGAGAGATCTGGCATCCTCTGTGTTGTGCGCGCCATCTGTATGCCTCTACAGGTTTGAATTGTTATCAATTATAAAATATTCGCCTCGAGGTAATCTCGGCCAAAAATATGGTCATTCTTATGGAGGCTTATAGCTGGTCGACCTCTCTGCTAGCCACCTGTCACATAACACTTCGGCAGCCTTCAGAGCCTCCTCAGGCCTCGAGTACTCCCTTTCCCCAAGGATCTTATGCTTCATGCAGCGGCATCGGAGTAACGCTTTGTACCCTGACCTATTGAATACTACGTGTGGAAATAGGAAGTGAGTACATGAGTCTTCAGCAAGCGGCCTTACATAGGTGAACCTAGCAGCCTCAGCTGCTCCCGGCTTCATTACCATCTTAGTCTAGGCTCCTTGGTCCTTCTATCCAGCCCATGTACACGGAGAGGAATATAACAAACAGGAATAAGAACATGCCGCCAGCAGTCAAGCTTAGCCATGTGATCATGAACCTGACGTGTAGTTCTTCAGGGGTTAGCATGAGTCACCATCTGAAATCTACTAGCTCCTTGGCATCAGTCAGCTGCATTCGCTTCATTAGGCTGACGGCTAGTTCGGCATCTCGAAGTCGAGCTTGGTAGATGTGGATTTGGCGGGCCTTCCGGGCAAGGAAGGACGCTTGGGCCTCCTCGATCGTCTTGCAGGCAAATTTCTTGGTCCACTCGTGACAGACGAACCTCTCGAAGTTGCGGTGATACGAGTCTGAGGCCCCTCCTAGTATCACCCCTTTGGGGGTGTGTCTTACCACTGGGAACTCTCGGAGGTGGACCTTTAATGACCCCACTCCGACGACCTCGTCGTACTCGTTGACAGGCGGAGCGTACCTCCTGTCCTCATAGCGATACCAATACTCTCCGACTGGCGATTCGTTCCACTTCATCAGAGACACCCTCTGTAGTACTCGTCCCACATGGCCTCCCAGTACTCGTCGTTCTCTTTGGTACAGGGAGGGCATAGACTCACCATGTTGGGGTCGTTCTTATCGCCTGGCGTGCCTTCGTAGTTGTACATGGTGCGCTGGTGATACCTAACGACACCGATCGTATTGCCGCACCTCTGACAGCCACGTGCCTCCAATATGTTTATTTCGGCCCGACGCCTGGCAATGTCTTGCAGACCCTCCGAGTCGAAGATACTAGTCTTCATTCTCGCGCTCTTCTGTAGGCTACCTCCTCTTCAAGGAGGATACGGATGGACCTGAGGTGATCGTTGATCTGATCAAGAAAGGATAGCTGGTCGGCGATCCGCTTGAGGCTGATGGCCATGCTCGTCCCGTACGCCCCAGGGTCGGTCATGCTGATATCCGGTTCGAGCCGGCTGACCGTTTGGAGATAGGCGTCAACTCGACGGCCTGCTGCTTCACCTTCACCTGACATTGACTGGACCCCATGAGATGATTAGGTAGTAGTCGGTGCTCCAAGCTGGAGCTGCGGAGTCACCGTAGTCAGTTTCACTCACGTGGAACTTGGTGTGGAAACCCCGATGCTGAGCTTCCTCAGCCAGAGCTTGGAACTTCAGAGCGTCCGTCCCCTCGTTGTAGGACAACCGGATCTCCCGGTAACCCTTGTTGGCCTCCTCGGCAATTCTGTCTGCCAAGGAGTCCAGATGAGCAGCAGCCCCTCGTTTGGCCTCAGCTATGGCCGACTGCCGGTCAAGCTCCTTCTGGCGGGCCTCCGCCTGCTCCTTCGACATTTTATCCGACAGAGCCTTGTTAGTTAGCTCTTGCGCCTGGTATGCATCCATGTTGGACCTCTGTATGGTTAGAAGAGGGTGGTGCTAGCCACCCTCTCCCCTTAGTTAGTTCGGCAGTTGGGAGATGAAGAGGCTGTCCGGCGCATTGAACTGCGTCTCGTACCCACTGCCTCCCCAGCCGCAGCCGGAACCCGAAAAGAACTGCGACCCGTTAGAGCTGAGGGTACATAGTATCTCAACGTGGGTCGGCGGGTTGCCGTCCTGGTAGAAGATCTTGAAGTACCCGCCCGAGCCGACCGGTTGCCAAGCTCTTTGCAGGGCCGTCGCACTGGCGCCCGTCCGTTGCTTGTTCTGCAGAGCCCAGGCTAGATTCGTTGCCGTTGTCGGATCGCTGTACCAGAGGTACGAGGTGTTCCAATTTGGCACGAACCCGTTGTTGGTGTCGTAGCCGGCGTAGTTGCCGTCTGACCGGTAGACAGTCCACTGCGTCGGCGATCCCGCTGCCGGGAAGTAGTTGTATGTCTGAGCCTTGGCAGGGGTTAGGCTGGCCAGGCCAAGGTTCACCAGTAAGGCCAATGCACTTAATGCCTTCTTCACGACTTTCTCCAATCAAGTTACGGGTTTGCCTCTCCTTGCCATCCCACGTCGCCAATTTTCACCGTGGGACCTCTCCGTCTCGTGTTTAACTCGTTCTTCTTCGGCCTCTTCTCGGTCGATCTCCTTCATCTCTTCCCACATAGCTAGGAAGGCTTCCGCCTCAGCCCTGTTGATCTGTCGGTCCAGAGCTGGAATCCACAACCCTTACAGTCGATCGACCTTCTCGTCCTCGTCCATTATAGTGCCTCTGGTTCGTTTTCGACGTCTGCCGACTCTTCGATGAGCTCCCACTCGAAGTCGTCAGCAGACCTGTCCTCGATCTCGCCGTCCAAGATAGCCTGCATCTCAAGCATGGCAGCCCCTTGAGCAGCTGTGGCATTTTGGGCCTCAACCACCATCTTGGTTTCACGGGTCGTGGTTCGAACGACGGTTACCTCGAACTGTGGCATGGGGATCCCTAAATGTTAGTGAACGAAGAGAGTCAAGATCACAGAAGTGATCTGCTTGCCGGATGAGTTCATCTGCGCAAGGTATGGGTTTAACTGTTAGAGTGGAGACCACAGTTACCTTCGACCCAAGGTTCTGCACTTCCTCGATCAGGCATCTGAAGTCACTGTCACCAGAGAATAGCACGGCTCGGTCCATGTATCCTCTGTGTGCTGCTCTCAGCATTGTGACCGCAATCTCGATGTCAATGTTGCCTTTGGTGTCTCCACTGTACTGGGTACGTATTGGCTTGGTAATGGTATTGTAGCCATTACGGTCAAGCCAGTCGACTAGACCGAGGACCGGACTTGACTCTCGGTTCTCGCCCACGGCTGTGAAGTAGTACATCCGCGTCAAGTTACAGTTGTCGCTGAAGACCGAGCGGAGCTTGCCGTAGTCGATGTCGAAGGACATAAGGCGGGTAGTGTTATAGAGGTTGCTCCCATCGATGAAGACGAGAGTACGCTCCTCCTTCTTGATCCACTCCCACTTTTGAGTCGTCATGTTAGTAGACACCTCCTGTCTCTTTTCTCTGTTGCTCGGCAGCTCGGGCTTTCTTCTGCCGGTCAGACACGATGTTGAAGCCAGTTCCGTGCATGCCGGCGTCCTTGACCTCCTGGCATGTAACCCATCGGAGGCTGGTGAGCTTGAACCGCCTGAAAGGCCCTGCGGCCCCGAACTGGATGGTAGCGTATTCGCCCTTGATGGTTTCGATCATGCCGATCTGGCCATCAGGGACGACCACCGCATCGAGACGTCTGAATGATAGCATGTTATTCGTCCTCATCGTCGTAGATGGATAGTGGGAAGTTGTAGAACTTGTCTTGAGCCGCATCATAGTAGATGGGGCTTAAGAGGTCTCGACGACGACGGTTGGAGGGCTTCTCGAGCTCCGCTGCACGTTCATCTTGGATTGCCTTCCACCTCCTGAGCCATCCGGTGTGCTTGCAGGCACCCCGATGAGCGTGGTGGTAGCTCGCAGGACAGTCGCACAGGAGGTCCGACAGGTCCGGGTTCGTACACCAGAGGTGGTAGGTGGTGACCGGTATGCCGTCTCCGTCGTCTTCCTGCTTATGGCAGTCCCAGTTGAATGCTCCCCGAGTAGAGAGGTTAGCTGAAGGACCTTCGGTCTCCCGGAAGGTGTAGTGGTAGTTCTGTCCTCGTCTGGTCTTAGCCATCACTCTCTCCATTTGCTCCGGTCGTAGCCGAGCCAGCGCCTAAACTCTGCCGACTCGGTGATGTCCGAGCCATTGCGCTCCGCCAGGATGCGAAGCCGATGCAGGTTGTCGTTCTCCGGACCTGTCCCTCCCCTTGCGTGAATAGCCCCCTCCCAGAAGCCGGGAACCCTCATCAATGAGAAGGGGTCGTATCGCGGTGGTACGGCATGTGAAGGTTGAACCGTGGGCAGCTTCGAGATGTCCAAGCAGTCGAGTTCATTCTGGTCCATTAGCCTTCTCCTCTGTTGGTTTGAATTCGGAGTGCAACCACTCCGGAGACAAGTCGCAGACTGGCCTGATGCACATGAAGATGCCGTTGCCTTGCTTCTCGTCCATCCTATTCCAGTTTGTGAGCATCCACTTCTTGTCCTCAGAGTGGTACCATATATATAGGGATGCTCCAGTCTCCAGATTCATTGCATTGTCGACTGCGTCGTTAAACTTGTCGAATCTCAATCGGACGTTTGTGGTCATGTTAGATGAATCCTACACCTGCTGGTCCTAGTCGACCGTCGTTGTCTGGCTCATCAGGCTGCTGAGGTACACGGATGTCTAAGTAGATGCGTTCCTCCCACCGACGGTGGTCCACGCTGACCTCCATCTTGAGGTTGAGACACTTCTTGATCAGGTCCTCAGTCAGGTCGTCGGGAGAGGCTTTTGGGATCCCGCAGGCCTTCAGCATACGATAGGCGGACGCATAGCTGAATATGTTCAAGAACAGCAAGCGCCCTTCGAACTCGCCATGGTTGAGGATCCGAAGTCTGACCTGAGCGTAGGTCTTTCCAGACCTTATGGACGATTTCAGGTCGTAGCCGATCACCTCGACTTCATAGCTGTCTCGAGGGATCACAGACCACCGATCCTCAACCATGTTACACTCCTACTCCTACTCCTTGGACGCAGCCTCAGCCTTGGCCCGACGCTCGGCGATTTGCTCTTCGATGGTCTTGCCGAGGGTCTTCCACCCGTCGGGACTGTCCAGCAGGATCATCCGCTGCTTGTCGTTCTGGATGACGGACACCCGGGTGCCTAGGTCCTTTACCTCGAAGGCTCCGTTCGAGTTACCTCGGCCGAAAGCCATCTGATAGGCCTTAGCAGGAGTGTCAGCCTTCTCGATACGGCAGTGGTCCGGCATAGACTTCGGACGTACCGCATAGTAGTGTTGGTAGGGCATACTTATCTCCGGGAGGGCTTTTGGACTTTGACGAACGGCCGGTGGTACCCGAGGGCGAACGCGACCCAGTCGATCAGGAAGTTGGAGGGACGCTTCGTCTTGCCGTCCATCCAACGTTCGATCGTCTGGTAGTGAGGGTTTACCTTATGGTCGCTCGCTTGGTAGACTGAGTTACAGACTTGCCCTGCAGTCATACCTGACTCGGTGATCATCCCCCGGATGTCGTCGAGGATGGGATCTACATCGATGAACTTGCCTTCAGCCTGAGCTCCGGATAAGGCTCGCTGGAGGTTATTGGGCCGGCGGTTATGTAGGTTAACTACCTTCGGTCTGGCCACTGGCTGGTTCTCCTGTGGTTAGTTGATGAGAGACTAAGCGAACGTCTCCCAAGGAAAGTGGATCCACACGTGGTTAGGCACGATCATTGCGTAGGCGTCGCATTCCTCCTCCCCTGCGTGCTTACAGAACAGAGCGACCCTCGACACGTTAGGCATAGCCCCCCTAACCGCCTCGAAGGTCTTGCCGGTGTCGCAGATGTCGTCAACTACGACGTATTTACGGTTGTTCGGCATAATGGCGGACTGATTGGGATCGATCATGTAGGCGATCTGGACATCCAGCATGTGAGACAGGAGGGTTGCCGGAACGAGACCTCCTCGGCTGATAGCGACTAGCCCACCCTCGTTCAGGCGGTCCATGATGATTGGATCGGACTTGATCATGGAGGTCAGTACAGCAGCAGAAGCTTCGACGGCATCCCACTCGACAGGGATGACGTTATGGTCCTTGCTCCTCAGAGCTTGTGAGATGCGGTCTCTGATCCTAGTAGGTTTTGTCTGCATCGTCGTCGTCCTCGTTGTTGCTTTCGATAGTAATCTGGTAGCGAGCCCCTTGTGGTGTCAGGGTCGACAACGTGTCGATAAGATGGCGCTCTACAGCTGAGAGCACTCTCGAACGCTGTTCGTCGGTGAAGTCGATAGGTACCCTGACTACCACCCGTTTAGTAGCGATGGTAATCAGGTTGCTACTGAGCCTGTTCTTCATGTCTCCCCTATCTCAATCGGCTGACTGATGATGAGGACCCGTGCGACCCGTGTCCTCCGCTCAGAGCGATCGCCAGTATCAGGCTGGTCGCTACTATGTAGATGACGAAGAACACCGTGATTGGTGATACCTTCTTCTTAGGTGGTAGCGTAGAACTGGAGCTCGGTTGGGACTGTGGATCGAAGACTCCTTCGTTGGTCATGACTATTGGGAACTTGATACCTGTAGGTCCGAATCGATTCTTTTCAGCTACGACTGATCGGTTCTGCCTACTGATCTTAACCGAGACGTCTACGTCGTGCTCGATCGATCCCGGTCCTGCGTATCTTCCCGACTTGGTCTCGTGACATGTAACTACTACGCACGTACCAGTCCTCTTTGCGAAGTCAGCCAGCACCGTAATGGTGTCTGTGGCTTTACCTCTCATCCTCTGAATCGAGTCGACGACGATGAGGCTTCTACCGTCGGCCGCCCTTAACGCTTCTCCCAGGTTGTTGGTCTCTAGGAGGTGGAGGTTGCCTCGTAGCTTCAGCCTCAGAGCACGCTGCCCAAGACTCAGTGCTGACTCCTCCGACGATATGTACAGAGAGTCAGGTACGTTAGACGCTGCCTGCATGAGGCTGGTTGACTTGCCTGAGCCTGGCTCTCCATGGACCATAACGACTGATCCAGCTGCGAAGCCTCCTCCCAGCACGTTGTCTAGCCATTTGATACCTGCCGGTATCCTCTTTGGTGGTCCTGTTCCCACAGCCTCTGCGGCTGTGATCACCCTCCCTTCGTAGTAGCGCGGGCTAGTAGTAGCCACCTCGTCAAGACTGCCGTATAGAACTTCAACGCCTAAACCCAGACTCATGCTTCACCTCTTCGACGAGACGCACGAGAGTTCTGAACTCTTGGTCACTGAACCTTTCGCTCACTGAACACTCGTTAACTACGTCGTTGACGATGTTGACAATGCCTCGAACCTGAAGGTACTTCTTGAAGAGCTCCTTGTAGTCAGGAGGCAGAGGCTGCTCCTCATCCGATACCATGTTGAACTCTCCTTTAGCCGTAGCGGTAGTCGCCTGCGACTCGGTAGGACTCCCAGTCTCCGTTCTCACGGGCTGCCAGCTTGCGGTCTTCAGCGTTCTGCTCGAGTTCCTCAAGACGTTCCTTGGTTATGACCCGCTTGCCCTTGCAGGCTCCACAGGCGATGTTGTACATCCCACTGAAGTACTCCTGCTTGAAGTCAGGATCGTCTCGGAAGTCCTCGGCAGTTAGCCCGTGGGCGTCGATGTTCGGGTTGACTGTCTGGCCTAGGCCATTGCACACGGGACAGACTTCGTACGTGGTCTCGCCCTTCTTGACCTTACTGTCGTCGTCTGGGGCAGTACCGTAGTTGAGGCATTCGCCGACGTCTTCACACTGCTCGGGATCGACACAGTCGCTGCAGATCTTTATCGTCATGATGGTGTTACCCTTCTCGCTTGCGGTTCTGGAATGCGTCGAAGATGCTTCTGAAGGTTTGGTCAACGTCGGACAGCAGGTCCTTCTCGCTGTTCGTTAGTGGGAATCCCTTGTCCCTCGAGCGTAAGATCACGAGGGACAGCTTGGTGTATAAGCGTTCAACTGCTTGGTCTACTGTTCTGTAGTTTGCCGTGTCGGACCAGTCTTTGAGGTCCTCAAACGTAACATGCTTGATCTTACTGGCCTCAGAGAGTTTGAACCGGTCTGCGTTATCATTGCTTTGGAGCATTCTACCAGCCTCTTGGCTTCACCGTGGAGACGATAATCCTTTAACACATGATCTGAAGGGCGTCTATGTATGGGCTTCCAAATGCGCAAACGTTCAATCTTCTTTTGTTCCCACGCCTCTCGAATGGAGCGGCACGAGGGACGATCTAACCATGTTAACTTGTACATGTAGGTCTTTTCGACGTAAGGGTCAAGGTAAACCCGTTCGATCTGATACTCGCCTGTCATGGCCAGAGGCTTGATGTAGTTCCGTGCTTGCTCTGCAGAGATGAACACACGGATGACAGTCAGGCTCTGTTTATGCACGACACCGAAGTAGATCTTCTCCGGGTCTACCTTGCCCTCCGTCATCGGGCTAGTAGGAGACCGTGATCGTGATCTCCTTCGGCGCCTCGCCGTTAAAGGCGGTCTTCCTGATGTATTGTGTGCCGATCTTGCAGCCTGGGCTGTTCGGAGACTGGTAGGTCCCTCCCCGGCCGTCTGACTCGCGATAGAATAGGGCTCCCGGAGTCGTACGCTCCAAGATCAATTTCACGTTGAACTCTGACATGACTTACTCCTCGACTACTGGTTTGGGGAGGCGACGGACGAGCGCGATGGTGCGTTCGTCGATCTGCGCGCGAGGCCTCCCAACCCCGCGAGCCCCCTGCTCGGATTTTAGGGGACGCTGCAGAACATTGTTTACATGTTGAGGGCTCATGGGGTAGCCCCTTAACTCCGATATGATGTGGGCGATCGCGGAGTTCTTGAACTCATACCTGTGAAGCAGGCGGATCTTCGCTGACCATGTAGGTGCGTCGAATAGCTCCTTCGTGATCTGATCGATCTCGTCCACGTCCATGCCCGACTCGACCTCGGACCCCGGACCTTCAGTGTTTTGTTTGCTCGCCTGTGCCACTGCTCGTTCTCCTCAGGCTTGTTTCTCGTTGCTTGGTCAACTCTCGTGACAGATGATGACGTCGCCGACGATCTGGTGGGTGGTCTCCGGAATGCAGATCGCATGGTAGAATACCGTAGCCAGTTTATTGACTGGCTTCTTCGGTTTGGTTGGCTTGTTCTGGAAAGGCCCACGCTCGGGATGTTCGAACATCTCCTCCATCGTGACGATGTTGCCTTCAGCGTCGATAGTGTCGAACTCCCATCCTAAGTCGTCGACGATCATCGTCAGGTTGTGATCAGGATCGTCCAGAGGGAGGAGCTTGCCGATCTGTACACGATCGAACGAGTCGCAGGACATTAGTTTCTGCCGTTCCTCATAGTTGGGAATCTTGTCCAGCATCCTGGGATCCCCTTCGGCAGGTAACAGGAGTGCCTTCCCCTTTGGGATGGTCTGCACTCCCTTTATCTCGCTCCAAGGCATTGATTAGTCTCCGTAGGCTGATTTCATCTCGGACTGGAATATCTGGCTCTTGCGTTCCCAATCAGGGTCATCCAGCTTGACCAACCTGGACTCGACTGTATGACCTGTGGACACCTGTATCACGGACATCCGAAGGTCATTGCCGTACATGACCGAGTTGTACCAGTAATGTCCTTCCCGATCGAGGTTCCACCTCTTGTGGTAGGCCTCGTCGATAAGGAACTTGGTACGGCTCATCGTCGTGTCTCAGCCTCGCTTGAAGGGGTTGACGACCGGGAGGGCTTCGTCGTCCTTCCGGTCTTCCTCGATGAGGGTGCGGATGCTGGTAAAGTCGGGCACCTCTCCGTAGCTGGTGTGGACGTTCATGAGATCCTTCACGTCCAGGGAGTCACCTTCCACCTTGAGCTCACGTGCCTTCAGCAGTGTGAATCCGTACCAGCGTTGGCCGGTAGGATCGTCGATGCCGTTCTTCCCGTGCAGATCGCCCTTGTTGTAAGCGAGCGCACGGACGTCGCCTTTATCGTCCAACCCCACCAGGTATCGCTGGCGCTGGATTGCAACCCAATTGAGTTCTACAGCCACGGTTGTTACTCCTCTAAGGGTTTTGGGCAAATTGTTTTATTTTAATTATAACATAAGTCCATATTGGACATCAAGAGTTATTTTTTGGAGCTTTGAAGATGGACAGGTTAATTGCCCTAGTTCTTTTGAAGTGAGGTAGCCCGTGCTATAGCGGGGCCTCCGGCACAGGGCGGGGGAAGGGGGAACGGAGGTCGTGTCCCGAGGGTTTTAGAGCCTGCCACAGTGGATTGCCAAGAAGGTCTTACGTGCCGCATTCCTGTCACCGATCTTCTGGAGGGTCTCCAGGTTGAACTGGACCTGTTTGTAGCCTATACCGTACACCTGGTCAATAGTGACGAACTTCCCTGTGTCTTTTAGGAAGGACTGCTGCATGCAGACCAGCGCCTGCTTGATGGCTGCTTCGTCTTGGGCAGCCTGATTGTCTGGTGTCGTGAAGACAATTGCTAAGAGGCATGCGGTTACTGCCGCTGAGATTCCTGCCGCTAACAGGATGTTGCCCCTATTTTTGCCCGGCACCGCCCATGAGTCGGAAGTGATCGGGGACGGGATGACGTCTACGGTTCCGTCTGGCATGATGTTAATCCTCTGGTGTGCGGAGTCGCATGACTGCGCGTTTGTATCTGTGGCCTAATTCGTCAGTTGGCCATTCCCAATGGTCGAACACGTATTTGGGTTTAGTGGTGGGGGTGGGGGAAGAAGTAGAGAGACGCGACCGCGAGGAGGGCAAAGAGGAGGAACCACTTGAGGGCTTCGGCAATGAACCACCACTTCCGCTGTCTACCGGCAGGTGTTTTCTGGCCCCTTCGGTTTTCAGTATTTGCCTTGTAGTACTCTCCGAACCGAGGTACATCTCCGGGCCTTTGTTCCATGCTACACCCACCCTTTGCTGCTTCTGCTGTATGTCCGCTTTAGCCAGGTTATCCCCGCAGTCCTTGCATGTGTCGAACCCGGCAGTACAACGGCTTTCGGGGTATTCGGTGCCACAAATGCGACATATTGCCATGGGCGCCACTCACTGAGGAGCTTGCGGATCTTACGGTTCAGACGGCCTTCGAAGACATATGTCTCATAGTTCCCGTCTATTGCTATCCATCTGGCGCATGCGAGTACGGCCACGCACTCAGCTGCAGCCTGGAGGTTCATATTGCAAGGCCTGCAACAGGGACGAAGGTTGTCAGGCGAGTCACTTCCTCCCCAGCTCTTGGGGAGGATGTGGTCACGACTGTACAACTCACTAGGTCTGCGCCTCTTACAGATGGGGCAGGTAAAGTAATCGTCAACCTGCCGCAGGTCTACTTGCATGTTGCTACTGCTCGGTCGGGGTGATGTGGTCGCTGTAGTTGGTGTCGATGTCGGCTTCGTATGGAGTGAAGCCGTTGATGATCTCACGCAGGTGGTTGAGGAACTCGTGGAGGCTGTTGTGCTCCTCCCCCGACAGCTTGTGGGCGAAGACAACCAGGGCATAGGCTTCCATGTAAGGGAGCTTGCCCATCTTGGGTGTGATCCGATGCCACTTCTTCTCCTCTGGTGGCTGAACTGCGTCTTGGATCTCCTTCAGCTCGAAGGCGGCAATGTAGTACCGCTTGATGTCGTCGAGGAAGCGATCGAAGACGATCCCTTCGTGCTCGGTCCAGCCATCGTAGCCTTCGTGGAGGGTATCCTGCACGTAGTCCGAGAAGATTTGGCTTGGTATGTCGTCGACCCTGACCTTCGATAGCTCCGGATCGAAGAACGACTTGATCATACCGTGGAGGTCCGCCGTCTCCTGATCGTCGAGGTCGTACATTCGCTTCAGGTCCTCCGGGCTGTATTCCCGGCGATCCTCGAGGACGCCCGTCAGCTCCATGTCGTCGAAGAGGTCTCGGAGGCTCGGCCTTGGTACCTGATGTTCTGTTGTCGTCATCTGTTACTCCTCACTACCGCCACGATTGTCATCGTCAGAGAGTCGATACGTGGCCTACGCTCTTAGGGGCTTGCTGTTATTGTTTCCCCTTTCGACGTTCAAATATCGATGCGGGTGTAGGGAATGCCTGCGGCTTGCAGAATGTTGGTCAGAAGGCCTATCGCGATGTCCGAAGGCATATGGGTGTTACCGTCGGAAGTCGTACGGTGGCTCTTATCCCTGAACTCTACCCTGTTCATCTCGAATTCGTCCCACTCGACCTCGTCGGGGTTCAGATTGCTCAGGTAGACCGTTGCTCTTGCACGGTCTGCCTTATCGGCTACTCCAATGAACAGTGCCATATGGTTACTCCGGTTTGATGTCGAGGTATTCGCGGAACGCGTATTCCCAGTCCTCCCTGCTAAGGAGGCTGAGGTACATCAGTGCGAGGTCTGTCTTTGTGTTTCCCTCCTCCAAGAGTTGTATGGTTGCCGTAATCTCGTTCGGTCGGAACTTCTGCAGGACCTCCTTGTGGCTCTTTTGCGCGATCGCTAGGATCACCTCCGGCTCTTCGTGGTCTTGTGCCATGTTTACAGCTTCTCTGTCTTGGTGACACGCCAACCGAATGAACGCCACCGATCGGTTGTAGGGCTAAGGTTGGAGGTCATCAGCGTCACCTCCCTGTTGACCTCAACCATCGGATTGGTGGTGTCGGGATCGACGTCGTCCTGGTACTTCGGATGAAGGAGCCAGCTAGCATCCTCACTGGCTGCTGGCCAACATGCGTCTCGACGAAGCATGTCGGTTGGGAAGCTCCCCTTCCCTGTGACAGTGAACTTGCAACCTCTTGGCATGATGTATGTTACCTTCCTGGTTGATCGTGGTCAACGATGATCTCGTGGATGACAAGGTTACTGTCCTCCTCGAAGACACTAGCCTTGAACACCCTAACGACGCTGGGATCATCTGATCCGTGGGAGACCCATACCACGTCTAGCGGAGACTCTGCAGGGAGCGATGCATTGTCGTAGAGGTACGTAGCCTCCGCCTTCGCTTTCTCCAGAGTGCTGAAGATCTCCGGACTACTGAAGTGGCCTGTGTCCTTCATCTCCAGAGCCATCATGAACACTGTTTGCATGGTGAACTTGCCCTTTCGGTTTCGGTACAGGTGTTTTATTTATATTATAACATAGTTCATATATGGAAATCAATATGTTAATTTGTGGGCTTTAGAAGTTATTTGACCTTTAAGCAACTTAGTAGCTTGAATGGCGAAATGGCACAACCCCGGACCATGGCGGGTCCTCCGAATAGTAGTTCGGACGTTGTCAAGGTCCGGGGTCATGTTCTGCTACTTGAACAGCTGGAGGTTCAATACAGCTACGATCTCGTGGATGTTCAGGAGAGTGTGGCAGCAGTCTTCGACCGCTTGCTCCTCTCCTTTGATGCCGCGTTTAGTACTCAGCTCGTCTTGAGTGTTGTCATGGAGGGCTAGAAGAGCCTTCTCCAAGACGATGCGGTTCTGTACAGTGAGGACTGCCATTTTACCAGCGCCTCCGGTTGGCCCAGGTGAGGACCCCTACGAGTCCCAGGGCGATCAAGAGGATGTAATGCAGGAGGTAGAGGTTACTCATTGTGTGAGATGTCCTTATGTTGGCGCGTTAGACCTTCCTAGTACTTCCGGACTTTGAACTGTTGCAGAAGCAACTCGAGCTCTTCGGAGGCACTATACTGATGCTCCTTAGTGCCACGTATCTGGATACCTGCTCTCATGCAGACAGCTTCGCCTGTATGCACTGCTCCGTATGTAGTCCAGCTACGATGTGAAGAGTAGTGATGGAGGACAATGTCTGGATGTTTCGGGTTGTCCTCGTGTTTCCAGACGTAGGTGAAGCTGTTCATCGGGTAGTTCGTGTTGTGGTTCGGGTCATCGTATTGGGTGTTGAGAGGGTTGTGTGACGTCCAACCTACTACCCGGTGAAGGCTGTAGCGGTGTTCAGTGAGTACATTGAAGAACTGCTCGATGGACGGCTGTTTCACTGTGGTACCCCTTATTTGTAGTGGTTCTCGATCTTCCCGATGACTGAGGCAGCTACATCATTCAGGTCGTTACCTCCTGTGTTGTGTTCCTCCTTTAACCTCATCCAGTCTTTCAACATCAGCTGGATGCCTAGGAGCTCCCCGTTGGTTAGGGTGATTGAGGTAGTGGTGGCTTGGAACTTCTCCACCATCCGTTGTTGGGCCTCTCTGAGGCCCTTGAGAGCTGCTTCCGACATGATAGGGCTCCTTGATCAGCCGTCGATCACCCATTTGACTTCGGCGATTGCGACACGGGACGGCATTGGTTGGTTACCTTTGCGCCTGTCGGCCATTTCTTTAGCGGCCCACGTGTCGACTTCCTTGATGGTAGGCCTGAAGCTCGAGGCGATGATGTCTGGAGGGTCAGTCTGGTTGAAGTACAGCAGGCCGACAAAACCCCAGGGTTTAATGTCTGACTTGGCCATCGGTTACCTCTGTTGTAAGCGGAAGTAGATGTGAGTGTTCTCCAGGTGGCGCTGGATGGTCTCGTAGCCGGACACCAGAGATGTCCAGTTGCTTGGGTCTGATGTGTGTCTCCTGCGCCAGAAGATCCGGTAGAGGAGTTCGATGTAGTCCATCTCGTTTGTGTTGGCGTTCATCTCAGTAACCTTCAGGTGGTGATTTCCGGGTTGAACCAGCTAGCTGTGGCTAACATGGTAATGCGCTGCATCGTGGTGTTGTAGATCGACCAGTACAGCTTATATTTAGTTGACTCTTCGAAGGGGATCTCTTCCTCCCCTGTGGCGAGGAGCTCTACCACACGGAACCCTTGTTGCTTGATGTTCTCATCAAACTCTTCGTCCGTGATGCCTGAGTGGGCCTTTGCCACGAGGTGGCAATGGTTCTGGAGCGGCTCTATCTCCATGATCGCATCGGAGATCACTGACGCCAGATGCTGTTCTTGCGTGTTGAACTGGATTGTGGACATCGTGACTTACCTTTTCCCTTTGATCGCTTCCAACTTGACCCTCAGAGCCTCCGCCTTCTCCTTGGCTAGCCTCCTCTCTTCTGGATAGCGTACTAATCGCCGGTAACGTAGGATAGCTTGTTCGACAGAAGAGATGCTTTCTGTAGGAAGTAGCTTAATGTCGCCTATGTTACTCTCGATCAACTCGTTGTGTAAGCCCCTGTGTTTAACTGATTCCCTGTAGAACTTGTTGCGTATGATTAACTGCTCGTCCGCGTTAAGTTTGAGATTGAGGATGCTCGGTATTTGTTGTAAACGTGCGTACACTCTACGCCATTCTTTCGGTTGGATGCGTTCAGCTGAGGCGCTCGTACGCATCCTGTCGATATGGTCATCGAGGGATTCGACGCCTATTACGACGCCGTGTTGGTTTAACTTGATCTTGCGCTTCTCGAACTTACGTTCCGTAAGGGTGACAGCGCTGTTGGCCAACCTGCGTTGAAATTGCCGTTGGCGCGATTTCATCCCTTGCATCCAGCGACTAGCCATCGTAGCTTACCTTCTGTAATAATTCCGGAAGAATCTGGGTCCGCGGAACCAGTACAAGAGGTGTGCGTTGATACGGATTCCTACATAATCGGTTCTGAGTCCGATTCGGTATCTGGAGAAACCGATAAGCATGACGTTGTTACTCCTCATTACCAAGTACCGTTAGTTATAAGAGTTAATTTTTATTTAATTATAACTGAGTTCAAATTAGGTTTCAAGACGGAATTTTTTGGGCATTAGAAGTTATTTGCCCGATATGACACTTAGCAACTTAACAGACTCCCTTATTTGTGGGGGACCTTGAATTCTTTCGCCGCTTCTGGACCCCACGTGAGCAGCAGAAGCTTCTTAACGATGATCATCCGTTTACGGTTACGGTTGTAAACATCGACCGACCCATGCAAAGAGACGTAGGCTACCGCCTTGAAGGAGCTACGGTAATAGTATATCCCATGTGTTATTTGTCTCCGGCGGACAGAGTCGTAGACTTCCCCAGCTCTAGAGATGCTGTACCGAGGGAAGCCTGGTATAGGCTTAAACTCTTCTGTCGCTTCTGGGATAGCCATTGTTACTCATCACCTCCATTTTGGTAGCGCTCGACTGCCCAGTCTCCCCAGACCTCTCGGAGGAGTTCGGCGACATCGAGGGAGTGTTCTCCTCTGTCGTCGTACACCAAGATCAACTTGTCGACGGTTTGGTCGACCCACTTTCCGGACTTGTGGTTGTATACATCCCCTCGGGGGTTTATACTGTAGTCTGGGAAGTTTGGGATACTTATTGGAGGCTCATCAGGATCGTTGATGTCGCGCGCAGGGCCTCCATACTTTCGAAACCTGGCTCCACCATCACGAGGCTCGGTCTGGTAGTGTTGCTTGCAGTAACCCTTGGCGTAGTACGGCCTGTGGCAGGGGTGGTTATCGGCATACATGAAGCTACATTTCTTAGGAGGCTTGTTGTAGGCTGCGATCGTTGTAGTGCCTCCGTTGCCTCCGTTACTGCTGCGTATTGTCACCTGTACCCGTTGGGGCATCCTTGCGATTTGCTGACGTAGCTTGATAAGTTCGTCCCAGTTTGACATGGCATGTTCCCGCTGATGGGCTGGTGTAGTAGAATTATATTATAACAGATATTCCAAAGGGAACACAAGAGGGTAAATTCGACCTGACCATAATTTTGACTAAGGTGTGAGGAATATTGTGGTAATGTCTTGGGGTTCTTCGAGAGGCCATTAATATGGTTAACTTATTGAAATCATTAAAGGAAGATGGTTTGGGGATTTGAGTGTGGTTTTATATTACCCCGTGGGAAGTCAAAGTGGTCTAATGTGTTGCTATTTATACATTTATAAAGTTTATATGTTAAAACAGATACCTTATAGCTATTGGCTGACTCCGGGCGGTTCTGTACAGTTAAAACTTTATAAACAGGAATACATTAGCCACGTTCATTTTTTGAGAGGGTAAATACAAACCACACCGTCCCCCCGAATCCGTTATCTTGTTGTATTTCAATAAGTTAACCTAGTTTGGTTACGAGTTGCCCCGTGGGGGATGAGGAAGTGCATTTAGTTGCCTCCGTGCTCTCTGCTGCGTTCAACCAACCGCCCTGTGCCTAAGGTCCCGCCATAGCGTGGGAAGGCCATTTGAAAAGGGCCGTGGGCAATACAGAAAAACCCTGTTTGACAGGCGGCCGGGCGGCCCTGCCCGTCAACGTGGAGGCAAAGCTGAAGGCACGCCCCCCATGCAGGCAAAAAGAAAGGCGGCCGAAGCCGCCTTCCCTCCTTTTGCTGCCGTTACAGCGCGATTACGGGGAAATCCTCCGCGTCGAGCCAGTTGGCCTGCACGTGGTACTGGTAGGCTCCGTTGTCGTAGAGGCCCATGACGTATTTGGCGCGCTGGCAATTGTTCTTCTCGATGAACAGCTTCATCGCGCCGTTGAGCTTCTCGGTTTTGAGCCGGCCGTCGATCATGCGATCGTGATCGCAGAACAACACCAGGATTCCGGATTCCTCGGTCGGATCGAGCTTGTAGCCGACAGAGATCCGCTGACCTTTCTCGGTGTATGCACGACCGGTGTTGAAACCGAAGATCGTGAAGTCGGTCAGCCGATTCGGCTTAGCCGGCCGCTGGTCGCTCAATTCCAGGTCCACGTCGACCTCGAACTCGTTCCGCTGGCAGATCTCGAAGATCTTGCGGATTGTGTCCATGCAGTCGATCACGGCTGCATGCTCGCCGGGAATCGGGCGCTTCTCGAGCAACTCGTCGCGGCTGTGATCGTGGAGCATCTGGAGTGCCTTCTCCAGGATTTGCTGTTCACCTACCTTGAGTTCCATCGCCTACTCCTTGATCTTGCGTTGGAAGAAACTGCCGGGATTCGCAGGGAAGTGGCGCTTGGACCCGCTCGAGTTCCCTGGCGAACTGTTTGATGCGTGCACGGAAATGCTCTTCCGGCAGCATCGTGTTGGCGTTACGTTGGAGGTAACGCTCTGACTCTCTGTTCAACTCGTCTACTGACATCTGGTTTACTCGGTTTGGGGTGGTTGGGTATTGGGTACAAAGGAAGGAGGGCGAACCCTCCTTCCCCTGTACGTGGTGAACTAGTTGGTCTTGCGCAACTCGCTCACCGCCGGTGCCTTCGGCGCTTCCGGCTCCTTCACCGGCTCGACTGCGGGCGCCTTGGTCTGCTTGTTGGCCAACCACCGAGTCTTGATGTGGTTGACGTGCTGCGCGAGCAGCGGGTCGCCGGCCTTATGGCCGTTCTCGCGGGTGCTGTCGCTCGGGTACCGAACCATCTTGCAGATCGGCGAGACGCTCCAGCCCAGATCCAGCAGGAACTCGACGAGCTGGGTGACGTTCGCGCCCTTCTCGTTGAGTTTGACCAGGCCCTCGTGGGCTGCTTTGACCTGCTCGTTGCTGGGGACGATCCCGACGGCTGATCCGCTGCGCCCGCGGATCGTCGGCATGATGGTGAGCATTGTGGTTCCGGTTTCGTTGGACATCGTGGTTCCTCGAAGTTGGGGTTTTGGGTTATTGGTTTCTTTTTGTTATTATGATAATTATATAGGAGTTCTAATTTGGATTCAATAGGGAATTTTTTGGGCAATCAGAGTTTTTTGCCTTTTGTTAATGTTGCTCAGAGCCGCTAGGTCCGCCGAAGATGTCTAGGATCTCCTTGAGCTCCTTGATGATAGTCTCATTGGTCTCCCTGTCAATCTGGTCTTGGATGAGTGCCCGGACCATACCTGTTTGCCGGGCTGTGAGTTCGCCGTAGTGAGTTGATTCCATGATACCGTTGGCCTTTTGGTTATGAGACGTTAAAGGCTATTTTCTTTTATTATACCATATGTTCCTAGTGGAAATCAATAGGGTATTTTATGAGGCGTAAAGTACACCGGGCAAAACTCATGTACTGGGCAAGAAATGGTTTTTCAGATTGCTGAGGTGAACGGTTGGTTATTTTGGACCTATGGCATCGGCGCCCTATCGAGGGTCTGATGTGAGCTGTGGCGTTGGGTATGGGGACACCCAGCCGCCGGGCCTTAGGGAGACAAAAGAAAGGGGAGCCGAAGCTCCCCTCCCCCTTTGTGCCCAATTACTTTTGGGCGGCCTGGTACTTGGTGTAGTAGTTGTGGAAGTACTGGTTGTTCTCCGTGTCGAGACAGTACTTCATGATCGACTTCTTCGACCAGTTGTTCTCGATCCCGTAGCAGAACGCGTCGAACTTCGACTTGAAGGTCTGGTCGACGGCGGCTGCCATCGCATCCGTAACGACGACGTTACCTTCGTACTTCTTCGAACCGTTGGACTTTACGATCTTCAACATGTTACAGTTCCCTAGGTTAAAGAGGGTTTGGGTTAATTGGTTTCTTATTGTTATTGTGATAATTATATAGGGGTTCTAATTTGGAATCAAGCGTTATTTTTAGGGCATTTAAGAGTTTTTTGCCTGGCAGCCAAGCGCAAATCGCTGTACTGGGCGGGAAATGGTTTTTTGGCTGGAGGGCAAAAATGGAGTACAGGGTGAACCCACTGGCATCGGCGACCAGCTGATGGTCAATGGTACGCCGGGCCCCAGGGAAGGGAGGGCGACCGGGCCGCCGGGCCAAAGGGAGGCCCTCCCGCCGGGCCGCCGGGCCAGTTCATGTTCATGAACATGACGCCCCGTTCATCTTCATGAAGATGACCCTTTACGAACAAAAAGAAAGGTACGATCTTTCGATCGTACCTTCCTTTCGTTCGTTCGTTCGTTCGAACTATTTGTTTTCGTTCGAACGGTACTTAATTAGGTAGTTGTGAAAGTACTGATTGTTTTCGGTTTGTAAACAGTACTTCATAACACACTTTTTTGTCCAATTTTGTTCGATACCGAACGTAAACGCTTCGAACTTCGAACTGAAAGTACGTTCGATCTTGTTTACATCGTTATCGGTAACAACAACTGTACCATTGTACTTATTGTTCGAACCTTTTCTTACGATCTTCAACATTTTACTCTCCTTTTTGTACGATCGTTTTGTAAACACATTGTTTACAATCAACGTTCGTACAATATATAGCACCTGGATCCTAACCCCAAAAAGCAAAAACCTGAGGAAAGTAGGCAATGTGCCTTCCGGAGATCCTAACCCCAAAAATGAAAAACCCACCCAAGAAGGGCAATGTGCCTGCAAGACTGGTCACCCACTAGGGCTGAAATTATGGTCGCCTATAATTTGGTTGTTGATGTTCCCAACGACCATGTTTGATAATACACGAGGATTAAAGGAGTTAAAAGTCGAAGACACATGGACGGCCTAGCTCCAGTACCCACTCCCTCCCCGCCCGAAAACTATCGGGTGAGCCGAGCGGACATCGTCAAAGAGGCCTCCAAGCGAGTCCCCTTGAACACCTTAGGTCTGCCTGAGGGGTACCACCGCTCTGACCTCCTACATGAACATGTCGTAGTCCGAGTGGTCCCACAGGAAGCCCTGCTCCAAGTCGGCGAAGCAAATCTCTCAGAGGGTGTGCTTACGGACGATGGCCCTCTACTGGTCCTAAATGAGCGTGCAGTCCGTGCGGCCTACGTCCCGCTGGACTTCCGCGAAGGGTTCCCAACAGACAGCAAGTCGGGCATCCCATTCTGGCATCACCTCGAGTTCGAACCGATCGATGCGTTCTACGCCTTCGAGCGCTACCTGAACCAGGGCAAGAACGAGGGGACGCGCCGTCTGTTCGCGTTGGCATGCACCCCGGAGATCCAAGCGATCGCCCTAGGCAGCTCACACCCCCTACAACTCAAGCGGTTAGGGCCTCCAGCTCTGCGCCAAGCGACCACGGCGGAGGAAGAGTTCCAGACGGAGCATAACAGAGAGCAGGAAGAGTTCGAGATCAACCGGGAGCTCAGCATCGAGACGAACCGGAAGCTCCAAGAGTGGTTCACCCTCTACTATTGGGGGCCACGCGCGAGGGCTCACGACCTGTTCTACCTGGACGGGATCCGCCGGTCACAGGCGATGATGTCCCTTCAACTACAAAACACTCACTACCAGGATGCTACTACCCTGTACAACAGGGTGCTGGGCTACATCAACGGCACCACTGAAGAGTCCAAGGACGAAGACGGCCGGATTATCTTCTGGCGCGACATGACCCCAAGAGTCCTGGTTGACTTCCTCAAGACACTCAGCACGGCACAACGCTTAAGCTTGGGATTGCCAGGCAATGCTCCTCCATCGACAGAATCGGCAGCCTCGGTTGTGTCGATGCTACGGTCTCTCGCGGGCGTCGATCCCGTGCTCGTCGGAGGGCGTGCTGGTTCGTCTTCCGAGGGATCCGCTCGCGGGAGGCCTCGTCAGGTCTACGACGAAAACAACAACCTCATCATCCAACCCCCATCCTCCGGGGGCGGTGCATCGCAGAGCTCGCAGAGCTCGTCGGACCTTAACAAAGTGCAACAGGAGGGCTCGATATCCGATGAAGATCGGATGCGTAGGTTAGCGGTGATCTTCAATCGAGCAAAGCACCGCAAGGACGCAACAGCAGAGTTGGAAGCCCGCGAGCAGGCGAGAACTGACCTCCAACATCCTGCTGAACCAGCAGAAGATGAGGATTGAACAATGGTTGATCGCCCAGTTACCGATTTGGTCGACAGGAAGAAGCTCTTCGACGGCATCCGAGCGGATATCTTCCACGGCCACTTCACGCAGAAGCAGGTCGAGGGGATCGACGCGATCGTTGATGCCTGGGACGAGTCAGTCTTCGACGACCTCCGGTGGCTCGCCTACATGTTGGCGACAACCTACCACGAGACTGCAGCCACGATGCAGCCGATCAAGGAATACGGAGACTTCAATTACTTCGAGCGGATGTACGGCCCCAACGGCAAGCGTCCGGATACCGCTCGTAAGATGGGCAACGTCCTCCCTGGTGACGGCGCCAAATACTGCGGTCGTGGCTACGTCCAGATGACCTGGGAGGTCAACTACAAGCACGCCTCCGACATTACCGGAGTCGACCTTGTGGGGAACCCCGATCTCGCTCTCCGTCCGGATATTGCTGCTAAGGTCATGTTCGCCGGCATGACTGACGCCAAGATCATCTTCGAGGATTTCTCCGACACCGAGAATTTCACATTCACAGGGAAATCACTCGAGGACTACTTCAGCGACACAACGGATGACCCGATTGGTGCTCGTCGGATCATCAACGGCACCGATCATGCCTCTCTGATTGCAGACACCTATGAGGACTTCCTGAAGCACCTGGACTACCGCACGAGCTGACTCGACGTCTCGTCGGACCCTCAGCGTGTTGCAGAAAGAGTGAGGCTAGCATGAGCGTATTAGGCATCATCCTCCTTATAGTCATACTGGCGGTCATCTTCGGGGGCATAGGTCCCTGGGCGCCGAGAGGCTATGGCTATGGCTATGGCGGCTATGGCATCGGGCTCCCTGGCATCCTCCTGGTGATCCTGATCATCCTGCTCGTGTTTGGGAAGCTGTGATGTCGGATCCCATCCAGATCCCTCCGACTGAGGAGTCCGCTAGGAAGCTGCTGGATGTCATCCCCCAGTTCATCCCGGGGGTGCCCAACAGCGCCTGGTTTCCGATCCTGTGGGGGCAGCTCCGCGGTGTCATCGCGGTCCTGGACGGAATGGGGTTCGCCTGGGCTCGCTGGGTCGAAGGGGAGCAATCCCAGCAGTATATCTCCGGCGCGATCCTGATCGTCATCCTGTTCTCATCAGGCTGGAACAAGGTTAAGGCGGAGATCGCCAAGTATCGCGCAGCTGCTGCCTCAGCTGCCCAGTCAGCTGTTGCGACTGCCAACAACACCCCGGCAGATGTACAGCCTGTCGCAATCGCCGTTACTCCTGTCGGCACCAAAGTGATGGCCGGCTGACACTACAACCAGCAACCAACCAACAACCAGCCACTAGCCACCAATAAGAAGGAGGTCTCCATGTACCGTGCGATAGCTCTGTCGGCTACTTTAATCCTCGGTGCCTGTGGGCAAGTCCCGCCTGCTCTCGGTCCAGGAGGAGCACCGGTCGTCTATGCTCCGCCGAGCTCGAACCCGGTCATCTCCCGGTCGATCGTTGGTGCCGAGCAAGCTCTGACCCTCGCCGAGACCGCTGCGATGGCCTACGTAACGCTTCCCCGTTGTGGGGTGAGCTCGACCAAGCTCTGCTCCGATACCATCATCGTCAGGAAGCTGCGATCGCTTGAGTCGGCTGCATACAATGCTGTCATCCAGGCGCGCCAAAACGAGCAACTGATCGACTTTGCGATGTCGGCAATACAGACCTTCCAGTCCGCGATCCCACGCACCTGACGTAGCCCCTCCCAATCTCACATATAGCTCAGGAGTCCATTATGGGCGCAGCTGCAGCCATTCTCCCTTTCATCATCGAAGCTATCAAGGCCGCACCTACTCTGGTGAAGGTCGGGGCCGATGTCGTCCATCAGGCGAAGGACCTATGGGAGACCGTCACATCGGAAGATCCAGCCACCCCCGAGCAGCAACAGCAGGTCGACGACGCGCTTCGTGCCGCTCATGAGGCTTTCCAGGCGGCCACTGCTGATGTCGAGGAGGATCAGCCATAAACCTGAGCCTAACCTCGGACCTTACCCGAGTATCCGCCCTGTGCTTAGGGACCCCGTCATGGTTGCGGAATCGGAGGTTGAAAACTTGCCTGAAGCACATGAAACTCCGACTCCGACTCCGACGCCATATGCCAGGTCGAAGATTTTTGACTTCACTATCAACATTTCGCACATCGTGCTCATCCTGGGTACGATCGGGAGCGTTGCCTGGTTTGTTATGGACCTCAGAGAAGGAATCAAGAATACGGGTTCCGAACTTAGACAGATGGTCGTTGAGCTGCGTACGGAGAACAAGCTCCAGGATGCCCAGATCCTCCAGCTCCGATCAGACAATACGGCAAGCAGGGCAGAAGAGGCCGCCTTCCGTAGCGAGATGAGGCAGAGCGCAACCGAGTTCCAGAAGATCTTGACGGACATTCGCATCCAGCAGGCCAGGATAGACGCAATGCCGAACGGGAGCTCAAAGAAATGACCAGGGTCTTTCTTCTTGCCGCTTTGATGTGCCAGGGATGCGTCAGCTATGACCAGCCGCCTCATTACTTGGGGCCTCCTTCCATCCAAGCGGGCATCTACCCGTGGTACTACACCTCCTTCTTCGGTCCGAAGGAGGGACCGCGTAGGTCCTACCCTCCAACTCAATCTCCACAGCTCCTCCAGGCTCCGCAAGCTGCGGGTGCTCCAGCTCCAGCTCCAGTAGCGATACAGGTTCCGCCAGCAGCCCCGCAGCCCGGGATTCCTGCGGAGAAGCTCGATGCTGCCCAGCAGAAGCTCCGGGAGATCCAGGACAAGTTAAACAGGCCCGAGCCGGACCCCATGCAGGGCAGGCAGCAACAATAACTAGGAGATCATATCATGAGCGACGCACGTCCGCCTACTTCTACGCCTGCGCCTGCAACCTCACACGAGCAGGCTGCCGCTCCAACAAGCGCTCCCGCTCCCGCTCCCGCTCCCGCTTCCGCAGGGAGGGAGCCGACCCTTCAGGAGCTGCGGGACCAACATGAAGCCCTGACCCAGAAGCTCCTCGCTGCTGAGAAGGCCGCTCGAGAGAAGCCTCCGATGCCTAAGGAAGAGGTCGAGAAGATCCACCGGGAAGCCCTCGAGAAGCACGAGGCGACAAGCAGCGACGAAGAGAGGCACAAGATCGCCGAGGACGCTCTCAAGAAGCTGGAAGACGGGAACCACAAGGGACCTGAGATCGACCAGCTGGCCCAGTTGGTCGTTGACGCGCGGGGTGAATAGCTATGCAAACAATTCGTGAAGGAATGAGGTCCCGTTCCGTCCAGGACGCCCAGGTGATCCGGTCGATCGCCCACTTCGAGAAGTTCTTGCTCGAGGGTGAGTTCCATCTCGAGCACTACCGCGAGGGAGTGCTGATCTGGAAGGAAGACTTCAAGAACACCGTCATGACCATCGGGAAGAACCTGGTGCTCGATACGGTTCTTGCCGGGTCTGCCTACACAACCGTCGGCCCCTTCATGGGTCTGATCAGCAGTGCTTCGTTCTCGGCGATATCCGCGGCAGACACGTCAGCCTCACATGCGGGCTGGCTCGAAGCAGGTGTGGCGAACGCTCCGACTTACACGATCCCTCGTAAAACCGTCGTATTCTCTGCTGCATCCGCAGGCGTGAAAGCGACTTCGGCAGCTCTGGTCTTTGCGATCACAGGGACCGGGACGGTCAAGGGCTGCGCGATCTGGACGGGTACTGGTGCTCTCTCGACTATCGCCAACACCGCTGGGACGCTGCTGTCAGCAGGCCTGTTCACCGGCGGCGATCGCCCAGTGCTGAACGGCGACACGATCAATGTGAGCTACTCTCTCGCGGCGTAATCTATGCAGCAGCCGTGGGACCTGGTTCGGTTCTTTACACCAACAACAGGGAGTGGAGCCACTCTCACAGTAGGCGCTCGTGTAGACGGGCGTGCTCTGCCTTCGGATGTTGGTGTTCCCAATGGAACGACTGTCGTCTACGGTATAGCTGACGGAGTCAATAGTGAACTAGGAACTGGGTCCTACTCTACGACGGGGCCAACTCTTACGAGAGACGCTACGCCTTTCTCTATAATAGCGGGTGTTGCCGGGAGCACCCGCATAACTATGTCTAGTACTGCACAGGTTTTCTTCTGCCAGAGAGCTTCTGACTTTGCGGCAACCGGCACGGGAAACCTGGTCTTACAGACTTCCCCCACGTTAATAACTCCAAATATAGGAGACGCAACAGGAGTAGGACTAAATATCTCCGCCGCCACGGCTGGTGCCTTAGAAGTAGGGCAGTCCGGCCTCTTGGTGGGAGGGCTACAAGGAGCCAGTACTCTAAGCAGTCAGAACGGAGCTAGTAACGCCAGATTTGCAGCTAATACTAACGGACCTGTTCATAGATTCGGTAAGAGTCGGGGTACGTTTGCTGCGGCAGCTGCTGTAGTAGCAGGAGATAGACTGTTCCAGATTGAGGGCTGGGGTGATGACGCCTCTGCCAACGGTAATATTCCCGTCAACTCGGTCATTCTCCGAGGACAAGTTGAAGGGACAGTCTCTACTGGCATAGTCCCTGCGAACTTTAATGTCAGTACCATGAACTCGGGAGGTACTTTTGCAGAGCGCCTTCGTCTACACGCTTCCGGCGGCCTCTCTTTAGGTAATACGACAGATCCAGGTGCGACAAACCTCTCTGTTACTGGCAAGGGTACTTTTAACTATACGTCTGTTAGCGGAGTATATGGTGTAGAAGCAGGGGGTGGTATTCTAGGCAAGAACTTCGACTCTGGAGCGAATCCTCACTTCTACATTAGGAATACTGATACTGGCGGTGTTGTGTTCTACAATTCTGGATCCACTATACCTCTCCTGAGTCTGACCGACGCCGGTTCGGTAGGTATCGGTGTTCTCGCTCCAGTCTCGACTAAGACGCTGGATATCACTACCTCCGGCTCTCAGGCGTCTGTTATCTTTCATACGTCGGCCTCAGGCATAACAGACCTTGATGGATTTGAAATTGGTATAGCTGACGGCAACTTCTCGTACATCTGGTGCTATGAAAACCTGTCTATTTTATTCGGGACTAATAACAACAATAGAGCTACTATAGATAATGGCGGTCTCGGAGTCTACTCCAGCTTCTTGAACCTTGCAAGTATTTACACGATTGACGCCAACAACAATCAATACACTGCGATACAGCAGATCACCGAGAATGTTACTATCGCAGCAGCCGCTTCTACAACGTCGACCATACAAATACCGACCAACTCGTTTGTGATCGGAGTCTCTGTCCGGGTTACTACGGCAATTCCTGCTCCTGCGACTTCTTTCAGTGTTGGTGTAGGTGGGGCAACTACTCGTTACGGTACAGGTATCTCAGTGGCTATTAACACCACCGCCGTTAACGGTGCAGTTACCGCCGGGTTCTACGGCGCAGCTACACCAATAGTAATTACTCCTGCTGGAGGCACTCCAGCCACCAATGTTGGTCGGGTACGACTAACCATCCACTTCATACAGATTGCCGCTCCCTCCTCATAAAGGAATGAGTCAATGGCTATTTTCACGATGACGATGGCTCTGGATACTGGAGGGACTCTGACGGAGACCTCCTCTCTCACCGATGCTAATGCTACCCGTATTATTGAAGCATATCGGGCCATTCTTAGAGCGCCTGCAGGAGCCTCCACACAGGCGGTTTGGTCTCGTATAGAGGCTCAGATCTTTGATGAACTGAAAAGCAACACAATGAACCAGGAAAAGGCTGTGGGTGTGGCTGCTATTGTAGTCCAGCCCATCCCGTAGAATGTCCGATAACCCGAAAACTATCGAGCCGGTAAGGCTACCAACAGCTACGGAGATCATTGTTGAGCAAAGGAACTCATGGGTGCAACGAGCTCTTAATCTGGAAGTTGAGAACTTGATGCTGAAGGGCCAACTCAAAGAGGCTCTAGATCACATAGCGGAGCTTGAACGATTAAAGTAGCGAGATGTTTGATAGTCTTGGAACCTTAGCACTAGGAGAGCCAGACCGCATAATCTGGTCTGTCTCTGTTGCTGAGGCTGTTAGCCTGGCTGATACTCCTAGCAGCTTGGTGGTCCTTCCGAGTACAGTTAGTGAGGCTGTATCCTTGGCAGACACTGTCTCATCGCAGGTTTCTATAGTAGACAGCACATCTGAGGCTACCTCTTTGGTGGACACTGTTGACACAATTGCTATCAATAACGTTAGCGTTGCAGAAATAATCTCCCTCGTTGATACCTCTGACGCTGACATTGACTTTCTAGGCAGTATTACAGAGGCCATCTCTCTGGCTGATACTTCCGACGCGGACATCGACTTTGTAAACAGTATCTCGGAGAGCGTTTCTCTGGTCGACAGCTCTGATGCCAATGTAGGTGTTGCCGACAGTGTCGGTGAAAGTATTTCTCTGTTAGATAGTTCAGACGCTGACATCGACTTTGTAGTGACAGCATCTGAAAGTTTGGTATTAGTCGACACTATCAACACGATAGCCGTCAATAATGTCAGCGTTGCAGAGGCGATCTCCTTAGCGGATACCTCCGATGCCGACATTGATTTTGTAGTTAGCGTTAGTGAAACTATTACATTGGCAGACAACTCTGATGCCGATGTAGACGTAGCTGACAGCGTTTCAGAGTCTATTAGTTTGGTGGACACCAATACAGGCACAGCTACTTATCCTGCTGTTGTTGCAGAAGCTGTCGCTCTGGCAGATACGTCAGACGCAGACGTCGACGTTGCAGATAGCGTATCTGAGAGCATTTCTCTGGCAGACAGTTCAGACGCAGACATCGACTTTTTGGTAAGTCAAGCTGAGAATCTCTCCTTAGTCGATACCGTCGATAGTATCGCCGTAAATAACGTCAGTGTTTCAGAAGCCCTCTCCTTACTGGATAGTTCAGACGCAGATATAGACTTCCTAGCTAGCGTCAGTGAGGCTATTTCTGCCGCCGACACGTCCGACGCAGATGTTGATGTAGCAGATAGTGTTGCTGAAACGATTAGTTTAGTAGACACCAATACAGGGACGGCGGCCTACCCAGGAACTGTAGCTGAGGCAGTAAGCCTCCTCGACAGCTCAGACGCTGATGTTGATGTTGCTGATAGCGTCAATGAGGCTATCTCTCTGTCGGATACCTCGGACTCAGACATTGACTTCTTAGTTAGCGTCTCAGAGACTATTTCTCTGTCGGATACTTCTGATGCCGATATTGATTTCCTCGCCAGCGTCTTGGAGAGCATCTCCCTTGTAGACACTACTGACGGCCCTGCAATCTATCCTGCTGTCTCGGCAGAAGCGATAAGTCTGCTAGACTCTACTGATGCTCTCGTGACCGTAGTTGACAGTGTCTCAGAGACTTTGGCTACTGCGGACACCACTGACGCTCTTGTGACTGTTGTTGATAGCGTCTCAGAATCGATGTCATTGGTAGACTCCAATGATAGCATCGCCATCAATAATGTCAGTGCCTCAGAAGCGCTTTCTTTACAAGACACTACCGATGCTAACGTAGACGTCGCGGATAGTGTTAATGAGGCTATTTCGTCAGTTGATACTACAGATGCTTTAGTAGTCATAGTTGACAGTATATCAGAGACTATCAGTTTAGCAGACACAACAAGCGGACCAGCAACCTACCCTGCCACTCTAGCAGAGTCGGCCAGCCTCTTAGACACTACCGATGCTCTAGTCACTGTGGCAGACAGCGTTACAGAAGCTATGGTACTGGCAGATACCTCCGATGCTCTTGTGGCGGTCGTCGATAGCGTCTTAGAAACGATGTCTCTGGCAGATACGGAGGATGCTCTAGTCACCGTTGTAGATAGCGTCTCGGAGAGTATCAGCCTAGCAGATACTGAAGATACAACAACTACTTATAACGTTGAAACGGATGAGGCGATTAATCTAGTAGACACCAGTACTACAGGATCACTGATATCCGATAGCGTCTCAGAGACAATGTCATTTGCTGACGCTACCGATGCTCTTGTAACGGTAGTAGACAGTGTCTCGGAGAATATTGCACTGTTAGATGCCTCCGATGCTCTTGTAACAGTAGTAGATAGCGTCTCTGAAGCGTTGGTACTATCAGATATCACTGATGGACCAGCGACCTACCCTGCAACTACTTCAGAGGCAATTTCGTTAGTTGACGCTGAAGATGCTCTAGTCACCGTAGTAGACAGTGTCTCAGAAGCCGTTTCTCTAGCGGATGTTTCCAGCACACAAGTGAGTCTAGTCGACTCAGTTAACGAATCGTTAACTCTAGCCGATACTTCCGACGCTTCTATTACCATAGTCGATAGTGTTAGCGAGAGTGTCGGTCTAGTTGATACCAGCGACGGTCCGGCAACTTATCCTGCAACTACTTCGGAGGCTATCGCCTTAGTAGACAGTTCAAGTACTAGTGCATCTATTGTAGACAGTGTCTCAGAGACAATCTCTTTTGCTGATATTACAGACGCACAAGTAAGCCTGTCTGATAGTGTCTCAGAGACGATGTTGCTGGCAGATGCTTCTGACTCTTCCGTTACTGTTGCAGATAGTGTCTCCGAGTCGGTATCTCTGGCAGATACTATAGATTCCATTGCAGTCAATAATGTGTTAGTCTCGGAAGCATTAGTGTTGGCAGATACTGAAGACACGACTGCCATCCTCGTCGATAGTGTGTCAGAGTCGGTATCTTTGTCCGATACAACTGACGCTCTGGTCGCGGTAGTAGACAGTGTGGTAGAGGCCCTGTCTTTATCCGATGCTACAGATGCTTCATTTGTTGTAGCTGATAGTGTCGCTGAGTCAGTATCTCTAGTTGACACAACTAGTTCAACAGTTATCTTAGTTGATAGCGTTTCTGAGTCCATGTCGTTAGTGGATACTAATGACTCAATTGCAGTCTACAACGTAACAGTTCCAGAGGCATTAGCTTTAGCAGACACGGAGGATGCAAACGTTATTCTAGTCGATAGCGTCGATGAGTCGCTGTCTCTGTTAGAGGCTCAAGACTCGACAGCAATCTTGAATGACAGTGTCTCCGAGTCGCTCGGTTTGGCGGATACCAATGACGGTACTGCAGCCTATCCAGCAGCAACTTCGGAGGCGATCGGCCTAACAGACGCAACTGACGCAAGCCTCTCCACGGCAGATAGCGTTTCGGAGGCTATTTCTCTTGCAGACTCTACTGATTCGACTGTAGTATTAGTCGACAGTGTCTCGGAGGCAATGAGTTTCCTGGACTCCCCAGATACTACTGTAGTCCTAAGCGACAGCGTCTCAGAGGCAATAAGCCTCGTCGATGCTCCTTCGACGATTGCAGTTTTAGTCAGTGATGTCTCGGAGTCCATGAGTTTCTTAGACTCATCGAGTACAACGGCCTCCTATGATGTGTCCACTGATGAAGCCTTAGAGTTAGAGGACTTCAGCTCAACCGACGGACAGGTCTTGGTTGTAGAAGTCGACGAGTCTATGTCTTTAGAGGATACCTCGGATGCCCTTGTAGACATCGTTGACTCTGTCGACGAGTCGTTCGACCTAGAAGACAGTACTGATGCCCTGGTAGATCTGGTCGATTCTGTAGACGAGTCATCTAGTCTGGCGGACAGTACAGACGCTACCACTGACTATGCAGTTGATATCCAGGAGACTATCAGCCTGCTCGATGTACAAGACTCCCAAGTTGACGTTCAGGAGTCCGTATCAGAGAGTATAGACCTTCAGGATACCCCGACTGGCGGAATCACTTATAACGATACAGTTACTGAAACGATTGACCTCCAAGATACGGTTACCGGGGGCGCAACATACTCCGTTTCAGTCGAAGAGACTATCTCCCTCACCGACTTCTACACGATACAGATTTTCGGTCCCGCCTACGACATACTTGTTGGACCTCCTTTCGACGGCAGCTCAGTTGGCACACCTGAAGAAACAACTGAGACCGGGTTTGCAACACAGACGATGTTGGTAGGGACTCCTGGAGTCCAACCAACGGCTTCACCAGCTGACGATGCCGTAGAGGGTCCGGCGACAGGGCGTGAGTATCGATCAGCAGTGAACTTCGGCCTCCGAGGGTCGCCAGGGTTCTTCACCCTCAAAGGAGGCAAACGGGAGTAAGACATGGCTTATGTCGGCAAAGACTGGGATCCTGTAGACCCCACAATCAAACGTCCCTACACGTATGATTTCTCGCTCAGGATGCCATCAGACGACACAATTGCGTCGGTAACTTGGGAGCTGGTTGTAGCTCCTACCGACGTGTATACAGCAGATGATCCAAGCCCTTCTAGCCATATCTCTAATGAGGGCTCGTCGGGTGCTCTAGCCTCTGCATGGCTGGACAGCTTGGTAGAGAACTGCCGGTACAAGCTGACGGCATTCATAACGACGACAGCAGGCATCAAGGACGACCTGTTCGCCTACATCGTCTGCGTTCCCCGGCCTTAGCCATGTCGGATCTCCGAAGAGCGTCGGTTACTGCCATCGCGGCTCGCGTGGAGGAGTATAATGACCTTCTGCCTTACCTGACCTATCAGGAGAGGGAGGAGATCGACCGACTGCTCTCAAGTATCCACACACCGATCTGGGTGCCGTTTGAAGGACCCCAATCGATTGCGCTGGACTGCATAGCGGATGAGCTCTTCTATGGTGGAGCTGCTGGAGGGGGCAAGACCGACCTCCTACTTGGAGCTGGGTTAACGAGACACTGGCGTACGATCATCTTCCGTCGTGAGTATGCCGAGCTCAAAGGCATTCGGGAGCGTTCTGAAGAGCTGTTTGCTGAAATCGGCAAGTTCAATGGCCAGCTTGAACTCTGGCGCATCTTAGAGGGGGAGTTCAAAGGTGCTCGTATCGAGTTCGGTGCCTGCCAATACGAGGGCGACGAACAGAAGTTCCAAGGTCGACCTCACGATCTCAAGGGTTTTGACGAAATTACACAGTTCTCCGAGAAACAGTACCGGTTCTTAGGCACCTGGAATCGCACGACTCGCCAAAGACAGCGGGTGAGGATCATAGCGACTGGGAATCCTCCTGTTGATGCTCAAGGACAGTGGGTCATCAAGTACTGGGGTCCATGGCTCGACCCAAGGCATCCAAACCCAGCAAAACAGGGCGAGTTACGCTGGTACATCGTCGGACCTGATGGCGAAGACATGGAGGTAGACGGACCCGATCCTGTAGAAATCACGTACGAGGGAGGAGAAACCGACTTAGTTTACCCAAAATCCCGCACTTTCATCCGAGCAAGGGTCGAAGACAACCCCAGACTCATGGAGACTGGGTATCGGCGCACCTTACAGGGGTTGCCAGAACCCCTGCGTTCACGGATGTTGAGAGGAGATTTCGGTGTCGGTCAAGAAGATCACGAATGGCAAGTTATCCCGACGGACTGGGTGTTGGCGGCGCAAGCCAGATGGGCCTCCACCTTTGAGGCATTCCTGGAGAAGCAAGAGAAAGCACGTCTGGAGAAGATCCACGAGGAGATAGACAAGGAGGAAAAACCTGAGGAGGCCTCAGAAATAGCGGAAGACCTGGCGTCTGCGTCCAACCAACGGCTCCCGCCGCCACTATTCAGTCGGCCCGCGTCTGAGGATCTGCCCCGCCGCAAGGGTGGAGAAGACATCCCGATACCAGAATCACTCCTAGGATTCTCTGGGACAGACACCTACGCGATCACACAGCATAACATCGCGAAGAAGCTACCTCCTGCGCCAAAAACCAATCAAGAACTGCAGATCAGGCTAGCAACTGCTGAACGCGAGAGCGCTGTTGGCGTAGACGTGTCACGTGGTGGCAAGGATGAGACCATCATCGTCGACAGATTAGAGAACTGGTTTGCCAATCTCTTAGCGGTTCCTGGAAGACAAACCAAGGATGGTAACCAGATCATCCAGCTCCTGATCGATCACGGGTTTGCGAAGCGACGCATTCAGATTGACGTAACTGGTGTCGGCACAGCTCCTGTCGATATCGGCAAAATGATGCAGATGGACATCATTCCGATGATCATGTCAGAGAAGTCCATCGCAAAAGATCGCTCTGGCAAGCTAGGTTTCGCGAATTCTCGAGCGGAATGGTGGTGGAAATTCAGAGAAGCCCTTGATCCAGACCTGGGAGAGGACTTAGCTCTGCCACCCGATCCGGGACTCTTGGCTGATCTAACTGCGCCTCTGTGGTCCCTAACCCCCCGAGGGATTTTGGTGGAGCCCAAGGAGCATGTCAAAGCCCGACTGGGACGATCACCTGATAAGGGCGATGCGGTTGTCATTGCTCATGCACGTCCTCATGTCGTTGGAGCGGGTTTCATTGCGTACATGCAGGAGGAAGTGTCTCGCGTACGCAAGATGGAGGCCGAAATAGCCGAACAACGCCCAGGCCAGCGATGACCGAACCTCCTGCTCCGCTACAGCCCTCCCCTGGAGGTATTGCTGGCATAATCAGCCAGATCCTGGGGTATATTGACTCTCCCTGGAAAGCGGCAGTAGTAATCCTGCTGTTCATTATAGGAGGGACTGGATGGGTACTCTACGAGAATCGTGAAGCGATTATCGAGTCGTGGTTGACTCCTGACCAGGTTGTGCTCAAGACTCACGAGATACCGCAAGCACTTAGCCATTTAGTTGAGCAGACTGGAGCCGATTTAGTGCAGATTTGGTCGATTGACCTAGGCAGCAATTCTCAAAAGTTCATTGCAGCTAGGCGACGCGATGGAGAACGTCCTGTCATTCCAAATCCTCGCCGTCTACCTGTTATCGTGACCACTTCAGATATGCGAAAACTTGTACAAGTACTCGAAGGTAGCCCGGTCTGTGTTGATTTGTCGGAAGAGAAGGGGCCTCTAAGCAGACGCCTATTTGAGCGCAACATGAGGCGTGGATGTGCTGTTCCGATTCCACCACACCACACTGCGTTTGTTGGGGTGATCTATTTAGCGTGGGCGCAGCCACCAGAAGAGATTGCTGAACAAGCCGCAGTGGGCACTGCACGTGAGATAGCTGCAAAGTTGGCGACTCAATGAGTATTATCACTGAAAATCCCAGACTAGTTGTCGACGTGGTTGAAATGTCGCTCAAGGGGAGCGAGTTCGCCGCTGAGGCGTGGAAAATCATCCGGCGTAGTCTTTTGAGCGAGACGAGTCCTGATGGTGAGGAGCTCGATCGACTCGAAGAGTTGTTTGATCGGGCAAAAGATGACATGGAAGGCCCTGGTCTCCGTGTCGACCTGAGTAAAGAAAGGATCTATCTGTGAGCAACAACCAGCAAACCATCGAATTGTCCGACGATGCCGACGAGAAGATCAAACAGGCCCTAACCAACTCGAATAAACTAGCATCTCAGCTGGTCGAAGAGAAGAAGTTCTTCGGAGCCAAAGCAGCTTTGTGTCGAGCACTATCCTCGAGCCCGGAGAACTTCCAGCTGTGGGCAAACCTATCGTCCGTGATGTGGGGTATGGGAGCCTACGATGAGGCTCTGCTCTGCGCTCAACGCTCTCTGGACTACAACCATCATCCTGAACCCATGAGTAGGGTGTCAGGCCTGTTGTCGATGGGCAACGTCCAGATGTCTCTGGGGAAATACCGGGAGGCTGATAAGGCCTTCTCCGAGGCTCTGAAAATCGATCCGGACAGACGCGACGCCAAATGGAATCTGAGCCTGCTGAACCTTTTGGTAGGAAACTACGAGAAGGGGTGGAAGAACTACCACTTGCGGATCGAGAAGGACTTCTTCGAAATCGAGCGGGACTTGCCGAGTAAGCCCTGGGTGGGGCAGTCCTTGGCTGGCAGGTCGATCAGGATCCTGCACGACCAAGGTATTGGCGATACGATCATGTATTCCCGATTCCTCGAGCATGGATGCTTTGATAACGCTGAGTCTGTCTATTTCTCAACAGTGCCCCAACTGGTTCCTCTCCTATGGGACTTCCAGGATAGAGGGATTCAGCTCCTGCATGCCGGAGCCCCTATTGTCAAAACCGACTACCATGTCCATCTCGGGACGATACCTGCAGTTCTCAACCTCAGCCTGAACGAGGTGCCCAGACCGTCAAAGACAATTAGGAACAGGGTCCTAGCCGACGTGGTTGATCATACGATCAAGGTTGACATTCCCGAACCTCAGGTCAAGCCAGCTCTCAAGATCGGTCTCTGCTGGTCCGGTCGACCTGACTTCCCGCGCAACAAGGATCGCTCGGTTCCTCTCAAGACATTATGCTCGCTGGCGGACAGCCCGTTCTTCTGGCTCTATAGTCTGCAAGTTGGGCCACAATCGGCGGAGATAGCCGAGATCGGGATGGATCGATTCATCCACGACCTGTCTCCCCAGCTGGATGTGTGGACGCATACGGCACTTGCCATCATGAAGATGGACGTAGTTGTGACCTCCTGCACCTCCATCGCTCATCTGGCAGGAACTCTCGGTGTACCCACGTACGTGATGCTCTGTAAGGAGCCCTACTGGCCCTGGGGTGCATCAGGCGAGAAGACTCCGTGGTATCCCTCGGTCACCTTAGTCCGGCAAAAGAGGTGGAATGACTGGGGTCCAGTCGTCGATAATGTACGTACCCGCCTGATGCGGGAACTCGGGAAGAAGGTGCAGCCATGATCCGTACTTACTTCCCGGGGGTCTACAACGTCCGAAACCAGCAGCAGGCGAAAGCTGTCATCCTGACTCCCCAGTCAGGTCAGACAACAGACGAGCGCTGGGAGAGGGAGACTCCGTACCTCAGCAGGCTGATATTTCAACAGTGCTCTCCTCAAGGACTGGATACCCGCGTACTCGATTACGGCTGTGGCATTGGTAGGATGTCTAAGGCCATGATCGAGGCCTATGACGCCTATGTTCTTGGCGTAGACATCAGCTATACGATGCGGGCTCTGGCGGTCGACTATGTCAAGGATAACAGGTTTGCTACGTGCTCTCCTGAGTACCTCAACCTAGTCAACTTGGACGGAGGAGCCTTCGATATCGCATTGGCTGTGTGGGTTCTCCAGCACTGCCTGAATCCCGAAGATGACATAAAGCAGATAGCTTTGGCTTTGCAGAAGCGTGACGGCTGCCTATTCGTCGTGAACGAACGACGAAGAGTCGTCCCGGTAGAAGCCGAGCCAATGATGATGTGGGAGGATGACGGTATCGACATCCGCAACCTCCTCCACGAGATCTCTTACCAGGTTGTCCGGGAGGGTATGATGGACCCCTTTGTCGTCGGAGAGGAGGTCAGCCGGAACACATTCTGGGGCATATATCGGTTCTAAATGCCTCGGATGGTTAAATTATGGTCGCTCTAAAGATTTCTCTTGAGGTCCAAGAGGAACGTGTTTCATAATATACCAGAATAGGTCCTAACAACACTGAGCTGAAGGGTAAGGCTTAGGTAGTGGCAGCAATCCCTCCTGGAGCAAGAGTGACGTCTTTAGCCGGTATGGCTAGGAGAGCCACGCAAGTTGCTCGGTATGTGATTACCGGAGTCGAACCTACGACATGGTTCGGCCCGATGCAACCATTAGCCCCAATGGCTCCTCAGGACCAGGAGGGAGTCAAAGGCCGTCGGTACGATTACCCGACGGGCGTCAACCTCAACTATAATCCTCGCTCAAACGAGCCGGTTTCCTTCGGTGTCTTGCGAGCTCTGGCAGATAATTGCGACCTGGTTCGGATTGCGTTAGAGTCCCGTAAGGACCAGATGTCGTCTCTGGACTGGACCATCCGACCGAGGGAAGCAGGTAGAGGCGACCCTAAGCTCTGGGCCAAGCAAGGAGCAGATGCCAATCCAAAGCTCCCTCAGGAGACAAAAGATCGGATCAAGACGATCACGGACTTCCTTCAATATCCCGACCGCGAGCTGCCTTGGGATCAGTGGCTCAAAGCGTGGATGGAGGATGTCTTCGTCATCGACGCAGCCTCGATATGGCGCAGACGTGCTCGTGACGGCACGCTGTACGCCCTCGAGCTGATCGATGGAGCGACGATCAAGCCCCTGTTGGCTGCAGACGGTCGCAGGCCGATGCCTCCCGATCCTGCATACCAGCAGATTCTGCACGGTATTCCAGCAGCAGACTTCACGACGGAAGAGCTGCTCTACCTCCCCTGGAACTACCGTACACACGACATGTACGGCTATTCGAAGGTCGAGCAGATCATCGTCACGATCAACACGGCCATCCGTCGTACACTATTCCAACTCTCCTACTACACCGAGGGATCGCAGCCCGACGCTTTCATGGGGCTCCCAAAGGAGTGGAACCTCCAGCAGATCAAGGACTTCCAAGACTGGATGGATGCCCTCCTCTCAGGGAATCTGGCAACCAGACGCCGCCTTCGTATGGTCCCCGGGGAGTTCAAGTACCAGGAGACCAAGTCTCCTCCGCTAAAAGACATCTTCGACGAGTACCTGGCGCGAGTCATCTGCTTTACCTTCGCCATTGCTCCGGATCCGTTCATCGAGCACGTCAGTCGAGGCGTTGTCGAGAAGTCGAACACTCGAGCTCTCGAGGCCGGTTTAGAGCCGAATCAGTCCTACGTGAAGACGGTCATGGACCGTATTATCGTAGAAGACTTCAAGTCGCCCGATCTGGAGTTCAAGTTCGTTGAGATCCGAGAGCAGGATCCGAAGACTGCGATGGAGATCGACACTGGCTATGCGAAGGCCGGAGTCCTCGCGATCGACGATGTCCGTCTGCATCTGGGCAAGGAGCCTTTAGGAGGCCCATTTTCAACGCCGATGGTCCTGACGAAGCAGGGCTACATCCCGATTACGACGTTTACGAGCCCGGACGCGGCTGCGAGGCTAGCAGCCTCAGGCGATCCAGGAGCTCAGAACGTCGTTGGTCAACAGAGCGACAGTACTATTGTTCCGAAGGAAGAAGACAAGCAATCTCAGGATGCAAAGCCGGCTGAGAAGGTGCTCATATCTCAGACGATGTTCGACAAGGCCGTCAACGAGGAGGCCTCTCAGTCGGGCTATGCTCCCTGGCCTATCGAGTTCGAAGACCTCAATGCTGACGGTCTGCACGACGGCATTCGTCGCCGGAAGCAGAAGGGTCGGTTGGAATACGTGTCGGATGAGACCCCGCAGACAACAGCTGCGGCAGTGGGCTCTCTGATGCGGTTCAGGTGAAGCGTCCCAGGACCTACAACAACCACTTGGAGGAAGTAACATGCCCGAAATTCAACCCGATGACCAGCGAGCCCTTCGGCCTGCACTGATTCCGACGATCGATATGAAGGCCCATCATCCCGGTCAGGAATTCTGGACCTCGACAGCACGCCTCTACAAGGCCGACGGCGACGGCATCGTCCATGACGTGCGCAGCACCGACATCCTCGAGATGAAGGCCACCTATGGACTCGACTTTGCTGAGGAAATCGCGACGACCGCGGTCTCCGGCGCAGGCCCGGGTATCCAGAGCATCCGTTCGGAATCGGCGGCCGCGGACGCGTTGGACATGGAGATGCGTCTACGTACGGGTCAGCATGCCGACCGTATACTCGCCCCGGGTGAGTCTCCAGTCGTCCAAGGCGCCGTAATCGACGCTACGATCGGCAATCGGATGGCCACTGAGAATTGGGAACGAGCTGCATCTCAGTCGGATACTGGCGTTCCGATCTACGAGGTACCGGCCGATCAGGGCCCGGGCGGGACCGAACCCCCGGTCGAACCGGTGCTCGGCGCCCCTGTGAATATCGACGTCCCGTACGTCTCCGGGACCGGCACGGTCGGCGAGACTCTCAGCTGCACGATGGGCAACTGGGAAGGTGAGCCAACCAGTTACGCTTACGACTGGAAGAGCAAGGGCGGGGGTCTCGAGGAGACCATTGCCGAAGGTCCGGACTATGTTGTCCAGAGCAAGGACGTAGGCAAGAGCATCACCTGCACCGTTGAAGCGGCCAACAGCGCCGGCAGGACCAAAGCTCCGCCGTCGAACGCTGTCGAGGTGACCGGCTAGCAGCCAGCCGGTAGCTCGACTAGCAGGTACGGTCTGGTCCTCTCCGCTCGCCAAAGCCACACCAGACCGTACTTGCCCCTACTCACTACAGTGACGTCAATATAGTTCAACATGCAAACGGCTCCAACGAAAGAGAAGATTTCACAGGCCCAGGCGCGGTATATGCCGCAGTCCCCGAATTGGACTGCCATGAGGTGCTACATTTGCACCATGTATCGTGCTCCTGGAGGCTGTGACCTAGTTGAAGGTCCAATTTCCCCTGATGGGGTGTCCGACTATTTCCAGTTGGACCTGCGTTTCGATGTCGAGAAAGCTGGCCTGCCGCTGGCAGCCTTGGAAAAGAGGGACGGGACAATGCAAGGCAACGATCTTCGGATGTTTCTGCCCATCACCAAGGTGGATGCGGTCAACCGTCTGGTGTACGGCTTGGCTACCGCGGAGGTGCCGGATCGAGCAGGCGAGATCTGCGACTATGATGGCACCAAGCCGTACTACGAGAAGTGGTCGGCTGACATCGCCAAGGCCTCGGATGGCAAGTCCCTCGGCAACGTCCGGGCCATGCACGGCAAGTCGGCTGCGGGCGTCCTGAAGGAGCTACACTTCAACGATAGCCTCAAGCAGATCGAGGTGTGCGCCAAGATCGTCGACGACCAGGACTGGTTGAAGGTCCAGGAAGGCGTCTACACCGGTTTCAGCCAAGGCGGCGGCTATGTCAAGCGCTGGACCGACTCTGCCAACCCCCGCCTGACGCGTTACATCGCCGATCCGATCGAACTGAGCCTCGTCGATATCCCCTGCCTCCCGACGGCAACCTTCCAGCTGATCAAGTCGGTCGGTCCGGTTCCCGAGGTCGAGATCCGTTCGTTCGTGACTGTCGATAACGAGCAGGGAGTGCAGGAAGCCTTCCAAAAGCTTCATTCCGGTCAGCTCGACGCCGAACTGTCAAAGGAAGCCGCTGCCGACGACCTGAATAAGGCCGGCGGAGAAGACGACAAGGATAAGAAGCTCCCGCCATTCATGCAGGAGAAGGACAAGGAAGAGGACGCCAAGGATAAGGGCGCTGACGAAGATAAGGAGAAGGCCGAGAAGACCCTCGCTGAGAGTGGCCTCAGCAAGGAGCAGATCGAAGCCTTCTGGACCTTGCCGACCAACGTCCAGGCGTCCGTCCTCGAGGAAATCAAGAAGGCAATGCATCAGCCGGGTCGCGAAGAGTCAGCTACGGCTGAAGCGGCAGCGATCGCCAGAACATCCGGTCACGTTCCCGATCTGCCCAGCATGACCGGCTCGTCGGGAACCGGCAACGGCGAGCCGAATTGGCGCCGTGATGCGACAGCAGTCGATCCGGGCGCAACGAACAAGGAACACGAATCCGGCGCCCACGAGCACGAGCCGAAGACCCGCGAGGGCAATCCTGACAATAGCGCCGGTGGCGTCAACAGCGATCAAGGCTCCGGAAGCCCGGGTGGAGGACAACCCGGTGTATCCAAAAGTGCCGACGGGACCGGTGGTACGGAAACTCCTCCGGCGGATCTCAATCCAGGCCTTCGGCAATACTGGCTTGCGAAGGACAATAAACCCTTTGCGAAGAAAGCGGACGCCGTAGCCTGGAATCAGGAGCTAGATCGTCAGCAGATGATGAAGGAGCTGACAGCTCCTGCAGACGCAGCGATGGCGAGCCTCCGCGAGGCTCTCGACTCCGTCGATGGAGGTACCGTCAAAATCTCCGACGCCCAGGCATTCGACAAGGCCTGGCAGGCAGCTGTGGCCGGCCAACAGACCCGTTCCGGGATGATTCCGCTCGGCAAGGTCTACAATTCAGTCGACGAACTTCCGGCGGCCGTCAAGGAGCACTTCACGAGTGCCAATAAGCAGCGCCAGTGGATGCATGTCTGGAACAGCGTCTACAAGGAGAGCGGCGACGAGCAGAAGGCTTTTGCCCAAGCGTGGTCGGCCGCCGAGAAGGCTCTCAATGACGAGCAGCTCGAGAAGCAGTTGAAGCCACATGGCAACGTCCCGTATGCCGATCCAGGCCTCCTGAAGGGCGGAAAAAGCCTCTATCCGCTGGACACGTCGGCTCATGTTCAGGCATCTTGGACGTTCATGCAGATGCCTCGCAATATCGGCAAGTACACCCAGTTACAGCTGATGCAGGTTCGCAAGGCGATCAGCGAAGCCTGGCTCGAGAAGGTCAGCAAGGAAGGACCTCCCGATGCCTCGACGATGAAGGGCATCGAACTGCTCGAGACGATGGGCAGCTGCATCTCCAAGCACCTCTATGATGTCGGCGAGGTTGCCTGCTCGATCCTCCGCCTCTACGACATCAAGGAATGCCTCGCACTAGAGGCGATTCGCGAAGGTGACAATTCGCCGATGGCCGCCGAGCTCGAGCGCAACATCTCGAACCTCTGCATGTTCCTACGTCGGCTCGTCGAGGAAGAGACCTCCGAGCTCGTCATGGGCACCGAGGACATGGGCGACTACGGCGACCAGGGAACAGCACTTGTCGTCTTGACTCGAGCCGCCGTCGGGCCGAATGCCTCCTATCTGCATGGTCTGCTCGACAAGGCAGTCGGCAAGGCCGAGGAGGAGGCCGAGGAGGAAGCCAAGAAGAAGGGCTTCCAGTATAAGAAGAGCCCTGCAGTACGGCTCATCGATGCCCTCGAGAAGGTCGGCCGGCGTCTCGGCCAGGTCAACCGGATGCATCTGCAGGCAGCCCACGACCATGTCTCTGCGATGACCGACGGCGATGTCTGCATGGATGCCGATGTCGACAAGTGGGTGTCGAAGGCTGGTGCAGCCCTATCAACCTCGACGCGCAGCTCACTGAAGAAGATCCACGACGGGATGGCAGATCTCGGAGCCGACTGCGCAATGTCGAAGGGAGTCCTCCTGCGGTCGACCGACGAGGAGATCGGGTCGTTCGAGAAGTCGATGGGTTTCGGCGAAGGCGCTCTGTCGAAGATGGCGGAGGAAAACATCGTCCTGAAACGCGTCATGGGCAACCTGACCGGCCAGGTTCAGGAGCTCGTCAATCGGGTGAAGGACCTCGAGAAGATGCCCGAGCCTGCTCGCGGAGTCAAGCGGATCATGCCCGGCGTCGTTGCGGTCGAGAAGGGAGGCGATACAACCATCTCGTATTCGGGGAGGGGTTCGGTCCCGAGTGCCGGCAACGTCGATACGCCCGAGATGGTGAAGCGCTATCTTGATGGCCTCGATCCGCAGACACGAGCCCTCGAGCTGATCAAGGCAGCCCAGCGCAACCCCGTTCTGGTCACCCGGAACTAACTACGCCACCAACCGCAGATACGAGCACTCTGCGTTCCCTTAACCCAAGGATCAAACCATGCCAGTACCCAGCATCTGTCGAGTGGTCCAATACACTCTTGGCGAAGACGACGCGGCCAAGATCAACAAGCGTCGTGCGGACGCCCTAGCCAATATGGCGACTCATCAGGAGAACTCCGACGGCTCGATCGTCCATGTCGGCAACGATGTCAGTGCAGGCGAAGCCTACCCCATGATCATCACGAAGGTCTGGGGCTCCGGCGCCGACCTGAATGAGGCGACGCTCGTCAACGGGCAGGTGCTGCTCGACGGCAACGATCTGTTCTGGGTGACCTCCGTTGCAGCAGGCGATAGCCAGCATCAGTACCAGTGGCCTCAGATGGTCGCTCAGGGCGCCACGGCTCCGCCAGTCCAGCAGGTGTTGGAGCCCGTCAATGCGCTGAGCGCACAGGAGGTCGAGAAGCTCCGCTGGTTGGCGGACGCTCTCGAACGAGGCTTTCTGGGTCCGGCTCTCACAGCACCTGGAACTACCCCCCAGCAGCTTGCAGCCATGCGCCGAGCCAACGCCGGCGAGCTTCTCCCGGATAATCGACCGGGTCACCAGATTCGCACGCGCGAGCTGGCAGGCGGCTCTCCGGGTGTTGGACATCCCACGCGTGTGGGTCCGACAATGACGCGGTTCCACCCACACAACCCGAATCCGTAACTCCACCCCCGACCTACGCCCCAACACCTACGGCATCCCTCGAGGAGCGAAACATGGCAGCGGAAGAATTCAGACGGCCCGATCGCGAGGTCATCGAGCACTACCAGATCCCGGCGACGAGGTCCGGATTCATCAGCCGCCACTTCGCTGATCAGTCGCACCTATGCGACATCTGCAAAGGCGATGACCATTCGACGACGGTCGGCAACGATGGCCGGCCTCTGCCCGAAGGGCCGCAGGAATATCTCAAGATGGCTGCGGAAGGCTACGAGCCCCCAGTCATCGTAGGCTCCCAACCTCTGCAGGCGCCTCAGGGTGCTACGGGATACCAATCATCCGATTCCATGTCGGCTGTCGCTGCTTCCGGGGACGGAAGTGGAGCAGCCGGCGAACACGGCAGCGAAGCAGAACCGGGGACGGGAAACTGAGCTGCTGACCCTGGCCATACCGGCCGAACCACAACTGTCACTCAACGGAGAAGGCCATGCAAGGAAGTGCAGGCGATCTCTCCCGCGAAACGCTCGACCTATTCAAAGGTTCACTGGGTCAGCCACTCGCAGGAGACATGCTGATGGGAGGGGGCCTCCAGAAGGGGGTTACCATCTCGACGGGACTCACTTGGTACAACCTCGAGATCCCGGCCAAGAACATCTACCCGACGATCACCCCGCTCCGGAATTCCATTCCGCGCGTGGGTCCGCGGGGAGCAGGTACGCAGCATCCCGGCGATGCAGCACACTGGAAGGAAATCCGCAGCCTGGTCGGTTCCGGATACGATTCCATGGGCTGGGTTCCGGAAGGTCAGCGCTCGGGGACGATGTCGTACACCTCGGTGCCGCGAGCCGCAACCTACGTAACGCTGGGCGAGGAAGACTACCTCACCTTCGAAGCGGAAGCTGCTGCGGAAGGCTTCGAGGACGAGAACGCCATGGTGACGTTCCGTCTGCTGCAGAAGATGATGCGGAAGGAGGAAACCGGCATTCTCGGCGGCAATGCGACGCTCGCCCTCGGGACGCCTGCCACGCCTTCGGTCGCGGCGGTTGCGGATACCGGCTCGACGCTGGGCTCGGCAACCTACGACGTGATCGTCGTCGCGCTGACGCTGGAGGGCTACAAGAACAGCTCGCTGGCGGGTGGCGTTGCGACAAGCCGGGTGGTTACCGGCGCCGACGGAAAGACCTTCACCCTCTCGGGTGGATCGTCTCAGAAGTCGGCGACTTCGGCAACCCAGGCAATCGTGTCCGGCACCAATCATCTCGCGTTCTGGACGACTCCGGTCGCGGGTGCAGTTGCGTACGCTTGGTACATCGGGACGGCCGCTGCGGAGACGCTGCAGGTCATCACGACCCAGGCGAACGGCTCGCTGGCGGTCCCGATCGTCGGTGGTCGGCAAGCTGCGACGGCGATCACTGCCGACAACAGCCGGAATCAGACGCTCGCCTACGACGGTCTGCTGTCGATCGGCTTCAATCCGGTCAACAACGCCATGGTCACCTTCATGACCCCTGGTGCCTTGGGTGTGCCGGCGGCTCTGACATCTTCGGGTCGCGGTTCGATCGAAGAGATCGACACGATGCTCGAGAGCATGTGGGATCTGTACCAGCTCGGGCCCTCGGTGATCTACGTCAATGCCCGCGAGCAGCGCAACATCGCGGACAAGGTGCTGTCGAACACCGCCGGACCGCTGCTGCGGTACGACGCGAATTCGTCACCGGGCGGGCCGTATGCCATCACCGCCGGCGGCGTGATCGACTACTACTTCAACCCATTCTCGCACGAGGCCGGCTACAAGCTGCCGATCAAGATCCATCCGGATCTGCCTCCCGGGACGATGATGGGTTGGTGTGAGCGTCTACCGCCGTGGTACCAGTCGAACGAGGTGCCGAATGTCGCGGAGATGAAGATCCGCCGCGACTACTATCGGGTCGACTGGCCGCTGCGCACCCGCCAACGGGAATACGGGGTCTACGCCGAGGAGGTGTTGGCCGTGTACGCCCCGTTCGCGATGTTCATCCTGACGAACATCCCGGACGCCTAAGGATCGACGGATTGGGAGCTCCGGGGACGGTGCTCCCAATCCCCCACCTTCTACCCCACGAATTTAGTTCAACATGAAGTTAGGCGATCTCACCACGCTAGGGAATCTCAAGGACTGGTTGGCAACCTCCAACTACGTCCAAGGGACGAGCTCTGGCGTCTCAATTGATCGCCTGTATGCACGAATGATTTCAAGGGTCAGCGCCGACATCCTAGCCTACCTCGAGCGCCCCTGGCTCTTGCCGAAGGATTATGTCAACGAGCAGTACAGTGGCTCGGGGGGTTGCACAGTTATCCTCCGCAATTACCCTGTTCTGTCCGTCTCATCTGTTTCGGCCTGTGGGGTAGTCATCTCGCCCTCTTCAACACTGATACCTTCCAACGGGTATACACTGTCAGCCTGGAATGGACAGCCTCCGGGGTCCCACCAGAAGATCGTAGGAGCTCCCTTCCAAGCGGGAAGCCAGAACATCCTAGTCTCATATCGGGCAGGCTACCAAGTCACGAACGAGGCCTACGATATCCCAGCAGCCTCCGGGTCTAACTCGACGACGAAGATTACGCTGAACCAGCTCTATGGGATCTGGGCACAAGACGGAGGAGTAGTATACGCCTCAGACAATACACCCTTCGTCAGGGTGACAGATCCTCCGACGGCAGTCGGACAGTATCGCGTCCTCCCTGTAGATGAAGGCTCTCCTCTGAGTGAACCTGGGATCTATGAGTTCTACAAGGATGACGCGGCCGCTTCAGTTCTGATTACCTACGGCTTCATCCCGGCCGCCTTGGAAGAGGCTGCTCTGCAATACGTAGCAGAGCGTCTTGCCTACCGGTCGCGCGTGGGTGAGATGTCGAGAACCGTTCAGCAGCAGGTGACCGTCCGATACGACTTGTCCGATATACCAGCGCAGATCAAGCGTCAGCTCCAACCTTTCAAATCAACCCTACCGATCTAGCATGTAGTATGGCCGACGGAATCCGCGTAGACGTAAATGTCATTTCTCTGCAGGAGAAGTTCAGAGAGCTGCCTGCCCTCACAAAGCAAGAGGTGATGGCGGCGATGCGTGTGATTACCGGCAAGTTGAAGGCAGCGGCTGAGACCAACATAGGTGAGATGTTCTCGGACCTGCATAGCGCTACGAGACCTGGTCATGTTCATCTGGCGCAGGCCTTATCGACTGCTGTGTACGATGAGGGCGAGACCGTCATAGGTGAGGTATGGGTCGACCATGAAGAGGTCCCCTACGCCAACATCCTGGAGATGGGTGGAGTAATTCCTGCACATCTCATCAAGCCTCGTAACGCCAGTGCTCTGGTATTCCCTACCTCCACCCTGAAGGAGTTCCAGCAGGGCGGTGAGACTACGATGGATGAGTTTGTCGTTGCCTTCCAGGTGCACCATCCAGGCGGCAAGATGGCCCCGTACTACTACCTACTGAGTGCGCTCACGGAGATGGCTAGAGAGGCCAACAATGACATCGAGCTGGCAGTCATAAGGGCGATCAACAGGTCGGGTCTCAACTCCGGCGTCGGCCTCGTGAAGGGCTAGCAGGCGCAGATATGACACTCCGGATATCGCCTACTTCGACTGCTTCGCTAGCCACCTCTCGTGAGCAGATCTTCCAGGCTCTGTTTGACCTACTGAAGGAGTCCCAGTTCCCTCAGCAGATTCGGGGACACAGCACCTGGCAGGGATCGGCTCGGAGGTTCGTTGATGGAAATCAGATCCCTCAGGAGAGCATGCCGTTCTTGGCTCAGTTCGAAGGTATGCCGGAAATATACGAGCAGCCAGGTTTCCACATGCCGCCCGTCCGCTGGCTGGGAGCTCGGATCTTCGGCTGGTGCAGCGTCAATTCCGGAGACTCGGAAGAGCTCGGAACCAGGTATGTCACCTGGATGTTGGAGGCGATCGAGAGCGCCATCGACGGTGATGCAGCTGGCTTTGGTTTCCCGAACAATTGTACATTGGGCAACCTTGTCCAATACGTGAAGATTCAAGGGGCTATTCTGAGGTACACTGGAGATACAGACTCGCAGGCCATGGTCTGTGTCCCCATCAAGATCCTATGGCCATAGCTAACTAACTACTACAACGCCAAAAGACCTCTGAGGAGTTAAGACATGGTCGCCACTACCCAGATGCAACTCGGCTTCGGATCGGGGGTCTTCTTCGTCACCCGCACCGACATCGCCGACGCAACGCCAGTGCAGCTGATGGCTCTGCAGGACATCACGATTACCTTCACCGGTGATCTGCGTGACCTGTACTCGCAGGGTCAGTTCCCGATTGCCGTTGCCCGGGGCAAGACCAAGATCGAGGGTAAGGGCAAATACGCCTTGATCTCGACGCCGGTCTACAACTCTCTATTCTTCGGTCAGACCGTTGCTGCCGGGCAGACTCTGACGCAGTTCGCGGAGGCTCGCAATATCGCGGCCACCATTACGGCTTCGCAAGGAGCGACCTGGACCTTCGACCTCGGCGTATTTGTTCCCAGCACCGGCGCCAGGATGACCAAGGTCAATACGACCGCCACACTGTCCGCCGGCCAATACAAGGCAGCCACAGGAGGCGTCTACAATTTCTTCACCGGTGACGTCCCAACGAGTCCGGCGGTCTTGCCTATCCAGATCTCGTACGAGTATACGGTCGCCGGCGGCTTCACCTTGGACGGCGGAAATCCGTTCATGGGTACGACGCCCGTATTCCGAGGGGACTTCTACCAGCCGTACGGCGGCAACTCTCTGAACCTGACCCTCTACAACTGCGTTGGCACGAACATCGGTCTGCCGACTACGGTCGACAACTTCGTGATCAACGACTTCGGGTTCGGTGCGTTCGCCGGCTTCGACGGCTCGACCTTCAAGCTGAGCACGAACCAGTAACCACCGCAGCCGACAACCAGCCGGCTGAACACAGGAGCATAGACTCGGATGTCCGACTTTCCAGTCTTGACGGCGTCCTATAATACGCAGGGACCTACCCAGGAAGACCTGCGTAAGGCTCGCGAGCAGATCCTGGCGGATCTTAAGAAGGTCGAGCAGACGGATGAGTACGTTGTCTTCGTAGTCGGAGACAAGAAGTACCAGATCCCCGAGCTGCACTTCCACATAATCCGCCAGGTCTGGGGGTACATGGGATTCGTCGCAGCAGGACGGGATGTGGTCGAGCGCATCGACGCGATCCTCCGGATCCTCTCTGTCATCCTCACGTCCGACGAGGAGGTAGCCGAGAGAGCCCTCGCCTCCGAGGGTACCCAGGCTGATGCGATGGACCGTAAGCATGCCGAGCTGTGCAAGGACTTAAAGACGAGTCAATGGCGAATGCTGACGGCCTCCTATGGTGCCCTAATGATCAAGTCCTCCCTCCTGACGGAGGAGGAATGGGCACCCAAGCTGCCGGAGTCGGAGCCCTCGCCGGGGGAAGCCGAGGCCTCCTCGGGTTCAAACGGGGAGGCGGAATCGGCTGGGTCGAATCCCTCCTTCAGCGGCGAGGGAAAAGCATCACAGACTCCGTCCAACGGGCACCTGACCCTGGAGGAGTTCCTGATGGAGACGGACTCCCCGACTTTGATGCAATAATCGCCCGACTCGTCTCTGAAGGCGTCGAGGGAGGATCCTGGGATCGCATCAACAGGAGATGGTCCTACAGAAGATATAAGGCTTTGCTGGCGGAGTGGAAGAGGCGACCTTCACTTCGCCAGTGGGCTGTTGGGTACTTCAGTTGGGACCCGGATAAACAGGAGGCAGCTACAAACCTTCAAGCCAAGCTTAAGCAGAACATGCAGGGAGGTTCTCCTGCGCTAACTGAAGCAGACGATCCTTACACGAATGTCATTCGTATAGGCGAATGGCTCAAGAACCAACCTAACGGCGAGTACGTAGGCTAAGATCGACGAGGTAGTGAGATGCTTGGTGGTGGCGGCGGGATTAATGTAAACGTCACTGCGACTCTTGGTCAATTCAACCAGGGGATGCAGCAAGGCGCTGCCTATACCCAGCAGTTCACCAACGCTACCAACCAAGCCGCCAATGCAGCCAACGCGGCTGCCAATGCGTTCACCCAGATGGGTAATGCAGCCGCTGCTGCAGGTAACGCAACCCTCAATATAGTACCACCAGCTGGTCCTATGAACCAGTTCACGTTCGCCACTTCGGGGGCGATACGTGAAATAATCGTGCTCGGTCATGAGATGATGACCGGCAACTTCAGCCGCATCCCAGGCTCTCTCGTGGTCATGACGGAGAGGATGGGAGGTCTAGGTACCGCAGTCAACGCCCTTACCGGAATGATGTCCGGAGGCTTTGCTGTTGCCGGAGGTGCAGCACTAGCCGCTGCTGCAGCGACTGCTTACTTCGCCTACGAAGCCTATCAGGGCTCCGCTGCAGTCAGAGACACCTACAACAATCTACTCCTTCTCGGACAAGGACTGAATGTATCCAAGTCCGATGTTGAAGGATGGCGCGATACTTTCACAAGCCGATTCAACCAGTCATCTGGTTCTGCTCGCGAGGTGATGCAATACGTCGACAAGATCGGCGATGCAGCGAATGCCCAACGACCGAAGATCATGAACTTGGTTCAGGCCTTCGCGTCGATCAACAATATGAGTCTGTCTGCCGGCACTGAAAAGTTCGAGAAGATGTTCGGGACAACATCTTCATCGTTCTTGAAGGGCGCCGAAGACATCAAAGCCATAAGCCCCGAGCTTGCAAACCTGGCTTCGCGGCTAAACAAAAGTGGCGAAGAGTCTGCAGGGCTAGCAGTCATCCTCCAAGCTCTTGATGACCGGTTTGGCAAAGCAGGAGAGAGCGTACGCGACACTACAGTCCAGTTGCAGGCGTACCTAAACCTGGTAAGCGGTATGCAGGGGATGGCTCCCCCTCCAGGCTTAGATGTACTAGGCGGACTGGATGTTTCGAAGCTTAAGCCTAACCCGAACGATATGGCTCCGGCAGAGTCACCTCTGCAGAGGGCTGCGGGGGCTGCTGTTGTCCAGGGTTCTCCTGAGCTATCCAAGCAAGCCGATATCCTTCGAGCCATAACGGTCCTATCCGAGCGTCGGGCTGAGCTCGAGAAGGAGATGCAGGGCCTCACAGAGGGGACCACCGCCTCAGAAGGTAAGCGACTCGAGATCTCCAAGAACCTGGCAGATATCACCAGGACTATCAGGAACCTGACAGTCGAGAGCTCAACTATCAAGGGCAAAGACGAACAGGATACCTTTAAGCGGGCCCAGTTAGGCTTCGAAGAAGAAGTTCGGGCGGCTGAGAACAATCAGACAAAGATTGCTGAGATCCGCCGTAGGCAGGCTGCCTATAATGCCGAATATTGGGGAGAGCACACCACCCAAGCCCTTGAGGGCTTCAATCGGGAGACGGACGCAGCTAGAGCAGCAGCTGATCAGCAGTTCAACCTTTTCGTCGAGCTTCAGCATCGCAAGCAGATCGAAGCTGCCAGCGACCTCAATACTCAGATGCGCCTTCAGAGAGAGATCCTCTCCGGAATGCGTGCCAGAGGAGAGGATGCAAGTCAGCCTGAAAGGTACAGTGCAGAGCAGTCGAAGCAGTCAGCCCTTGCCAATCAGATAGCCGAACAGAACTACCAACGCTTCGCTGCTGCAGAGCGTCAGAAGCTCCAGGAAGCCAGTAAGAACTGGACACAGATTCGGCAGATCTACCAGGAGTGGGCTTCCGAGGCGGCACGTCTGTTCGGTAAGACCGGTAACCAGTGGGCTGAAGTCCAAACTGAGATGGCTCGCGCTGCTCAGCGAGCTGTCGA